GGCTCTTATGGTGGATTGGTTTCTTGGTTTGATGGAAAGCGCTTTATGGGCCGGACTGACAATAGACGCGGTGATTGCTATAATTATCGGAATACGCGCGTTGAAGAAAAAGGCCGGTGACAAATGAGCAATGACAGGCGCGGCTGGAGCAAGGAGCCGCTTTCAGAGGAAGAGCTACAGAACGTCCGTTATGTGCTGGATCGGTTTCCTGAGCATGATGAATCCTTGGGGCCTTTTGTTTATGTAATGGGAAAATGGAAGCACTTTCTAGCGGTTCTAGTGGTCGTGGCATTCCTTGGAAGCGATCAGGGTCGGGCTATCATTGGTCTAATTTCGGACGCTCTGCAATGATGACTAAAATCCTGCCGACATTCACACTTGTTTGCATGGCGCTTGTCAGTATGCTGAATTGGTTTGCTGATAGTTTCATGCTAATACTTAGGGCGGTAGGAATCCATTAGCAGGAGTGTAGAATATGGATATGGATGAATTTTTCAGCGATGCGCGTCAAATCATTGGCGGATCGCTAAGTCAAAAGCAAGTTGACACAATCAACGCGATTGTCTCGGCGGGCGTAAATCGCGGCGTTTCGGTTGACCATCTTGCTTACATCCTTGCCACGGCGCAAGGCGAAAGCGGTATGGATTACAGCAAGCGCGAAAATATGTACTACAGCGCTGAGCGTATTAGCCAAGTGTTCAAGCGTCTGGCAGGGCGTGAACAAGAGCTTGCCAGAAGCCCGAAGGCCCTTGCCAGTGCCGCTTACGCCAATATGCTTGGCAACGGCAATGAGGCGAGCGGCGACGGGTGGATTTACCGTGGGGGCGGGTTGCCGCAGCTTACCGGAAAGGATAACTACGCTAAGTTTGGTTTGGCTGATGATCCAGCTAAGGCTGCAACGCTAGAGTATGGGGTTCCAGCGCTATTTGACGGCATGTTGAACGGCATGTTTACTGGTAAGTCTTTGGCAGACTACACGAACGCTGGCAAGCTGGATTTCGTGCAGGCGCGGCGGGTTGTTAACGGCACGTTTGAAGCGCGGAAGTATGCGGATTGGGCCGTCAAGTGGCGTGACGCTCTGGTTGCTTCGGGCTATTCGGTTGTGCCTGCGCGTCCGACAAAACGCCCCGCAGAGCGCCCTAACCTACTGTCGATTATTCTCGGTTGGTTTAAGGTGGATTGATATGCTTGTGAGGGATGCAAAGAAAGCGTGGCGGTGGTGGTCTGTGCAGGCTATGGCGCTCGCTGGGGCTATTCAGGGTGCGTGGCTGTTCGTGCCGGATGATTTGAAGGCTAGGGTTCCGGATGATCTGGCGTCTACCGTGACGGCTGTTCTTATGGTGTTGGGTATCGTGGGGCGACTGGTTCCGCAAGGGAGTGAGTAATGGCAGATATCGCAAGCATTAGTATCAGCATCAAAGACGTTGAACTTATCGGACCTATGCTGAAGGATGTTGCTAAGGCGGCATACCAAGAGGCCCTGCGCGGCAAGTCACTAGATGATCTTAACGCGGTTCTTGATGATATCGCAGCTAACGCTATGGCTAAGTTTGGTGACGCATGTTCGGCCTAGACCTTATCCCCACAATCCTAGGGACTTTAGGGGTTGCTATCCTTGGCGCTCTTGTGGCATACTGGCGAGGCCGCGCGTCTGGCGAGAGTGACGCTAACCAAGACGCCATGGAGGATGACTATGAAAACGCTAAGGACATTCGTCGCAGGGTTAACGTTGATCGCGCTCAGCGGTTGCGGGAACTTGATGATGCGGGGTTCCGAGACTGAGGCAACCCTATGCGAGACATGGGGTAACAGCCTGCCAACGCGGTCACACGATGACACGGCGCAGACCATTGCAGATATCGGCATCGCCTATGCCGACTTTGTGAACGCTTGCCCTGATTTTTCGTTTTTGGTGCCTTGACGCAATCCGCTGCGACGTGCTACCCTTATACCACTAACAGCGAGGCATTAACATGGCGGAACTGGATTTTCGATGTACTACCAATCGCAGACCCCTGTACCCGCCTTGAATTAGAAGCGACGACATAACATAGACTACAATGCAAAGGCTCGCTTAGGCGGGTCTTTTTTGTTGACATGGGATTAGGGGTGGTGTATGAGGTAAGGGCCAGCATGAAAAAGGAGGTTTGGCTATGAAGTTTGAGTATGATGACGAAAAGGATCGCGGCGAGTGTGTGGCGTTTATTGATAGTGATGGTGATTTGATTGTGAAGACTGAAAGCGGGAACAGCATTTGGATTTCTACATTTGGTGAAGTGCATGATAACTTCGGCGAATTCAATGATACAGATGCCACCTACCGCTTCTACCCCGGCGACAAAATCACGATTACGTTTTGAGGTGAGATGATGAAAAGTATTTTGGCTGCCGCTCTTATCGCTAGCTCCGTCATTCTTTCGGCGTGTTCCGATGCTGACGGTGCACGGCAAACACTTGAACAGATGGGGTATACAAATATCCAAGTAACTGGGTATTCGTTGTTTGGTTGCGACGAACGCGATACGTTTAGGACTGCGTTTACCGCCATCTCGCCAAATGGAACGCCAGTTGATGGCGTTGTTTGCTCTGGATGGTTCAAGGGAAACACTGTTCGCTTCTAAACTAAGCCCGCCACCGCGCGGGCTTCTTTACATCCACCTAACTACATGCTACGGTATCCATGGTTTCCGGTGATCCTTTGCCTTGGCGATACCTCCTAGCCTTGAGGCATAGAAACCGGCCATATTGCTCAGGAGGCTAATATGCATATCAGTGATTTGTCTCGCGTGATGCATGACGCTATTTTCAAGGATAAATCACAGTCGCTTTGCAGCCGCGCTTATGCGTTGCAAGACAGGTCCACATTCTGGCGCGTGTGGGTTTGGATTTTCACAGAGCGCCATTGCCGCCGCTCGTGGGAGTGGTATTGGAGGGAATGAAGTGAAGTTCGCCACACTGGCCCTGTGCGCCGCCCTGTCAACCTGCGCAACCGCGCCAGCCTATGCGCTCGATTGTGTGCCGCGTCATGTCGCTGATGAATACCATGAAAACAACGGATATGTTGCAGCGTCGGAGGGTGTTTCGGACGGCGCGCGCATTGTTACTTATGCAAATCCGCTAACCGGCGCTTTCCTGATTGTCGCGGAATTGCCGACTGGTTTTACTTGTATGCTTGTGAATGGTAGTGGTTTTGAACAACTGCATTGGGGGTTTGATACATGATTAGCGGTGACGATATTGAGGCATTCAAAGAGTGGAATGCTGAAAACGATTGGTGGAAAAACGATACTGACAGTACGTTTGAAGATTGGTTCCTGACGCTTAAAGGAATGAATGTTGATGCTGAAACAATATTTGTAATGTTCGACTGCATCATTGGTGCCATGCGCGGGGAATATGGAGAATGACCGAACGTATCACCGCCGCCGCCATTCAATACGATGGTGTTACCATTAGTCTACCGAAGCCTGCCCGTCATGGGCAGGTTTTGCGCTGCGCTGAGCAATTCTTGCCAAAAGGTGCAATTCATTACGTTTGTCAAGGATTTCTGACAAGCAAGGGCCGATTTGTAAACCGTGTGCAGGCCATGCAAATTGCTTGGGTTGCTGGGCAAATTCCAAATGGAACAACCTGCCAGCGAGACCTATATTCGGAGGATATCTGGTGACGCCAGAACAAAAACAAGTCTACGACCTGAAACAATCCGGCCTAACGCTAAGGCAAGTTGCAAGCCGTCTTGGTATTTCTTACAGGTCTGCCCGTAGCCGCTGGGAGCGTGCGCGGCGATGGGTTGACGCGGACCCAATCGCCAAGCAAGCCGCACAGTCAGATGGCGCGGCGGGTACTCCTAGGGCCATGTGGGTTAAACAGGATGATCGCTCGACCTACTATGTGTTTGACGTGCCGGAAACCGCCACAGAGGATCATCTAGAAACCATCCGTGACGCATTCCAGAACGTGCCAACGTATCGGCCTAATCCTATCAAGCCGGTTGGTGATGGGCTGCTCACTGTATACCCGCTGATGGATGCGCATTTCGGCATGAAGGCGTGGGGGCGTGAAACGGGCGGACAGGATTATGACCTAGACCTAGCGCGCACTGACCTTATCACGGCGTTTGATCGTCTATGGTCTCGCACTCCAGCGAGCGACCATGCCGTGCTGATCCTTGGCGGGGATACGTTGCACGCCGACGATAACGAGGGGCACACGCAATCCCGCAAGCATGTGGTGGATACTGACGGACGGTTGTACAAGGTATCTGAGGTTGCCATTCATGCGATCTGCAATGTGATCGACGGGCTGGCAGAGCGGCATTCAAAGGTTACGGTTAGGGTCCAGCGAGGGAATCACGATCAACACTCGCATTTGATCCTACACTTTGCCCTTGCCGCTAGGTATCGTCTTGCACCAATGGTAACGATTGAGGATGCGCAACGGGATACATATTGGATTAGGCATGGCGTGGCACTTGTGGCATCGCATCATGGCGACCGTCACCCAGCGCAACGCCTAGCCATGCACCTTGCAGACACTTGCCCTGAATGGTCTATGGCGCGTGATAGGCACTTGCTCACAGGGCACATTCACCACGACAGCATCAAGGACTTCCCCGGCGTTAAGTGGTGGTCTTTGCGCGCGTTCTGCCCTGCCGATGAATACGGGTCCGGGTTCTCGTCTAGGCGCGCTTTGCAGTCGTTGACGTTCTGCGATAAAGACGGGTTGATTATGCAGGCTATTGAGCCGATTAGGAGGGGTTGAATATGAGTGTACAGCGGAATTGCATGACGCATGGTATCTATTCTGGAACAGAATGCCCATGGTGCAGGATGGACGCGGGGTATAATGGTCCTATCGTATCCATGAATCCATTTGCAAAAAGCGCTCTACAACACCAAGAAGGCGGCGACCACTACAAGACGAAAGCCATTCAGCCGGTAGAATATTGCATGGCGAATGGGATTGGTTTCATGGAGGGGTCTGTTATCAAGTATGTCACCAGATGGAAAGACAAGGGTGGTGTACAGGATTTGAAGAAAGCGCGGCACTTCTTGGACTTGCTGATTGAGTATGAAGAAACCCGCCAGTGAGGCGGGCTTTTTTTTGTTATTCATACCACATTTTGAAGTAATGCCCGTGTTCTTCCTTGATTGCATATGCCGTCACAGCAATCAGTCCTTTTCGTTCATACCAAGATTTTGCTTTCCTTAGCGTCTTGCCAGTGTACTCAACAGTATCAACAATGAGCACCGCACTATCATCGGTGTAATTTCCTGACTTGTGCGGCTTAAATGGAAGTCCAAGATAGTGAGAGGCATAAACCGCAGCAACAGCGCCAGAACGGCCTGCGCCAGTTACAAAGTCAAACTGTGATGCCTCAATATCATCTAATGCACGGAAAAAATGCTCGCGCCATTCTTGTTCCGTCATCCGCTGCCATGCCATATCAACCTCCTATCTGATACCCCCACCATACACAAACCCCGCGCCATCCGTCAACAGGAAAAACGCGGGGTGGGTTGTTTTTATTCCAGAATGCTAAACATGTAAGCCGCGCACTCATCGCCGTATGTAGGATCATCTTCTGTCAAAAAGCGCGCAACCGTTTGGAATTCCACTTCAAATGATTGTGGATCATCAACATATCGCTGCATCCACTCGTTGAAGCACATTGCCATTTGTTCTTTTGTCATAGTCATATCATTATCCATATTTTTACCCCCTAAACGGCATCACAAGCGCCATAAACCCGGCGTCATCGTCCGGTCGGAACACCATAGGGCCACCCTTTCCACTGTACTCAATCGTCACTGTGGCGCTATCACACTCGGCCATGGTGTCTTTTAAGTATCCAGCATTCACGCCAAGTTCAATATGTTCCCCATCAACGTCCGCGTCAATCTCGTCGTGCGCCTCGTCAATCCCGCTGCGTGACGAAAGACCAATACCGCCATCCTTGAATGACAGCTTCACAGCTCGTGCCTTGCCGTCTGATACAGTCGCAACTCGATCAGAGGCCTTGCGAATATCATCTCCGTTGACCTGCGCGCGGCTGGTGTAGTCCGTGGGGATAACAGCCGAGTAATTCGGAAACGTGCCATCCACAACCTTGGACACGATAACCATAGCGCGCGACGAAACACGGATTTTGGTTTCGCTAACGTCAATCGTTACAGGCCCATCAATGCCCTTAAGAATAGCAACCGTTTTGCGCGGGATGATGATGCCCGCAAAGTCCTCTTGCCGGTCAATAATGCAGCGTGCAAGTTTATGCCCGTCCGTTGCAACACTCGTGATACCCGCATCGGTTGGGTGTAGATAGATACCGTTAAGGTAGTATCGCGTTTCCTCAGTCGATTGCGCGAATGCCGGTTTCAGTAGGTACGCAAGTTCCCCGTCATCTAGGCTTAGGCTATAACTGTATTGATCCGATGCCATGACAGGAAAATCATCGGCTGACAGTGTTGCAAGCTTGAAGCTGGATCGGCCATAGGACACGGTTAGAGTTTCGTTGGCGTGTGCGAGTTTAATAAGCGCCCCGTCCGGTGCCTTCTTGACAATATCCAGAAGCATAGACGCCGATACAGTCGTTGCGCCGGGTTCTGTCGCCTCGCACTCAACTGCAACACCCGCCTCAATATCAAGGTCAGTCGCTCGCATATGCAACTCACCATCCTTGATAGCCATAAGGATATTGCCCAATACAGGCATGGTGTTCTTGCGCTCTACTACTTTGCTGAGGTTTGACAGCGCTGCCAGTAGCGGTTTTTTCTCGGTTGTGAGTTTCATTGGTTGACCTCCATTTTTTCAATATTCAACCGAAGTAGCTTTTGTTTTCGTTTCGGCTTGATGCGCGAATACATATGATTGTTAAACCCTGCATCGCGCCATTCCTCAAACGGCTTATTCCATGCTGCCATCCATGCAATGCAGTAATTCATGGTTAGGATTTCATCCGTAGTTGACGGGGTATAACCTACACGGAACATATAGTCACGTTGGTCTTGCGTCCACTCCTTGTGTTTCATACAGCCTCCGTTAGAGCCGCCCACGAATGCGGGTAAAGCGGCTTGATAATATCAGCAACAGCGCGTGCAAGGTCTTGCACTTCCTCTTGCGCCTTTTCGTAAGTACGTTCTTTATAGAAACGCGCGTAAGATGCAAGATTGCCGGTCCAAATCCAGTTAACGACACAGCCTTGCGGAAGGATGAAACGCGCTTGCTCAGGGCAAACATGATCATCAATCATAGCCATGTAAGCGTCAACCGCCTCCTTAGTGCGCCACTTGTATTGTTCCAGCCACCAATCGCTGTCGTGGTGAATTCCGCCGCTACCTTGCTTTACGCTTCCTTCTGGCGCAGATCGAAAGTGCTTTGGAATAAACACCTCTGGCCTAGAACTGATATAGCGTCGGCTTTCCTCGTTTTCGACAAATCCTTGCTTGTGCTTAAAGCATTGCGTGCGGATCGGAACGGGAGCGCCCATTCGTAGGGTGATGGACGTATGAGCGAACGGCGTCCAATGATTGTGACGGGCTAGGTAATTGATTAGGCGGGTGTCTGGGCCGAGCAGAGTCTGTGCGCCTAGTTGCTGGCTGGCGTGTTCGTCCCACTCACTGACCTTATCAAAAGAAACCCGCGCGGCATTCACCACGCTAAGGTCATCGCCCATATGGTCTACATATTCTGCTTTCATACCCAAACATACCCCGATACAGCCCAGACGGCGGGCGTGATGATGATTGCGAAGATGATGATGGCGTGGGTCATTTATCGCGGGCCTCTAGCATGGCGTCGGCGAAGGCGTAGGCATCGTGCGCCACACCCTTCGTGCCGCAGTCAGCGTCAAGGGTGGTAAGCCCTGCCAGCGCTTGCCCAGCAAACCAATCGCGCAGGGTCATGCCGCCCGTGATACCATCTTGCGTTACCTGCGGATATGCGTACTCACTCATCTTTACCATCCTCCAACGCATCAGCGATTTCGATAAGGGTTGCAGCGGCGGCGCGGAGTTCGGTGGGAGACCGAGACGGCATCACGACAGTGTAACCAAGACAATCCACACGGACTGCCCCATACACTCCCGGCACAATCTCCCGCCGTGTTACCGTGCGTACAGGGCCATCGGACGGCCATTCGGATATGAGGTCCGGCGTGGTATAGTCTCCTGTACCGTTCTGAGTTTCACCGTTAGCCCTGATATATAGCAATTCAGTGCTCGTCCCATCGTAGTCGCAAACAAACGGCCACGGGTCAGTAAGTCTTTGGCTTGTGCGACGGACCGGGCCAACTTTTTTCCCGTCATCAGTCTTGCAGTACATACCCTCTTTAACAATCACGGCATTACCTCCAATTTTTCCTTAACGCTCATACAGTAAGCATGCGTTCCTTCGCATACAAAATTTCGAAACTCAGTGTCAACCTTTCCGCCAAACGACTTTCCACTTACGATGGAAACAAGTTGACACGGCGCGTTAACGCCACGCTCAATCTCGTATCTGACCACAGCATTACCTCCATAAAAAAACGCCTATGCCGTGGGTAGCATAGGCGCAGTGGTGTGTCAAGCCTTAAGAACGCGGAAACTCACTATTGATCCAATCTGCGAACTTATGTAGGTCACTAACGCTTGCGGCACCCTTCATGGCGTTTGCAAGCTGAGATATAACCCATACGTTACCCTTAATGTATCCTTTGTCGTTATCCTTTCGATCTAGACTTGGTGAGTTTTTGTATGCACCCGGCCTGCCGCTATTCATGTTTATTTCCATACCGAGGATTGGGCATGTATCCGGAATGTGTATGTCGTCAATGTCAATTGAAAACTCAAGCCCACTAGTCTTGCATCTAGCCTTAGCCCTCTGAAACATTCTCCACTCTGGAGTTTGCGACTTAACTCTAGTGCTATTACATTTCTTGCAAAGCGTCATCTTGCTTGTCTTTTCGAAAATGCTTCCGCAATTAGTGCATTCCCTATGCGTTTCCGAAACTAAGTATCCTTCTCTATTCCTATTCATGACCCCTCATAGAAAAACCGCCACCTACATTATATAGGTGGCGACTGCATAATTGCAAGTATTGCAAGCTATTCACAAGATCTGATCAGTTGCCCCGTCGAGGGATCAACCTTCAACTCACACGCGCCATTCTCAGGCTCTTTCTTAACCTCAAGCACAGACCCAGTTACATCATTCGGGCGATATGTAGTGCAGCCCTTACAGCCCATTTCCCACGCCGTCATATACACGTCCTTGAAGTCATCAAAGCTAATGTCTTCCGGGCAGTTGATAGTCTTGGAAATGCTAGAGTCCACCCACTTCTGAGCAACAGCCTGCATCTTGACGTGATCAATCGGCGCAAGGGTTTGAGCCGTCACAAACGACGCTGGCAACGGCGCATCACCATACATCCGACGCCACTTGTCAACCGCGTAGTCTCGCACAGTCTCAGTGACCTTAGAACCATCTTTCTGCATCACCTTGCGGTCATATTCCAGCGCGAAGATAGGCTCGATCCCAGACGACACGTTGCCAGCGTAAAGACTGATCGTGCCAGTCGGAGCGATTGACGTAAGCAGCGCGTTACGAATGCCGTATTTGCGAACCGCATCCTGCACCTCGTGTGGCATACGCTGCATCATTGGCGACTTCATAAACTCGTCAAGATCGAAAAGCGGGAATGCGCCTTTTTCTTTGGCAAGCATGGCGGACGTGTAATAGGACGCCACCGCAATCTCACGCATCACGTCATCAGTCCATGCAACAGCCGCATCCGATCCGTACACAATGCCGCCAAGCGCCAGCGCATCCGCAAGACCAGTAACACCAAGACCGATCCGGCGCTTGGCTTGCGCCTCGGCCTCTTGTTCCGGCAATGGGAATTTGGACACGTCAATCACGTTATCCATCATGCGAACGGCAACGGCTACAGTGTTGCGCAGTTTGGTGAAGTTGATCCCGCCATCATTATCAATCATCGCCGCAAGGTTGATAGACCCCAGCAGGCAAGCGCCATAAGGCGGCAACGGTTGCTCGCCGCAGGGATTGGTACATGCAATAGTTTCCACATAGCGCAGATTATTTTCCTCATTGATGCGGTCAATGAAGATAACACCCGGCTCTGCATAAGCATATGTCGCCTGCATGATGTGATCCCACAGACCACGCGCGGAAACGTACTTGTAGACCTTCCCGCCAAATTGCAGCGGGAACTTCTCATTTTTGCGCACAGCGTCCATAAACGCATCGGTTGCCAGCACAGACATATTGAACATGCGAAGCCGGGTAGGGTCACGCTTGGCATCAATGAATTTCTCAATATCAGGATGGTCAACACGCATGGTTGCCATCATAGCGCCGCGCCTGACACCCGCCGACATGATCGTTCGGCACATGCTGTCCCAAACGTCCATAAACGTAAGAGGTCCGCTTGCGTCAGCAGCAACACCCTTAACGGGCGCGCCAGCCGGGCGCAGCGTCGAGAAGTCATAGCCGATGCCGCCACCCGCCTGCATGGTCATAGCGGCTTCTTTCAGTGCGTCCATGATTCCGGAAAGGCTGTCAGGAATAGTTCCCATGACAAAGCAGTTGAACAGGGTCACATTCCGATCAGTGCCAGCACCTGCGTTGATACGACCAGCAGGGATGAAAGAGAAGTTTTCGAGGACGCTATAAAAAGCGCCCTTTTGTTCTGGCTCATTTACAGACAGAGCCTTAGCGACACGACGCCAAGTGTCTTGCACGGTCATATCAACCGGCGTTCCATCCTGTTCTTTCAGGCGGTATTTCATATCCCAAATCTGCGCCGCCATTGGGTTATGAAACGGCTTATAGTTATCGCCCCGTTGACCCAAGCCCATTTTCTCCCCGTTCTGTTTCGTCAAGTTCTTGTACCTCTTGCAATTCCGTTTTTGTAAGCCGCACGAGGCGACCCTGCGCAATTCTATCACCGACACGCGGCCAATCTGGATTTCCCTCGCCAAGATAAACAAGCTTGCACTTAACGGACGCAATGTAACCAGAGTCGATAATCCCGACTCCATTGGCCAGAATAAAGCCTCCAGAAAATGCTAGTCCGCTCCTAATGGCGAGTTCGACATAATAACCTTTCGGGATTTGGAAGGCAAGTCCCGTGTCATAGACTCGGCTGTTACCGTCTGTGTCGTATCGGACGGCGGCGGTAAGATCAAAGCATGCGTCCGTTTCGTGGGAGAATTTGGGCGGTTTGGCGGCTGGGTGGAGTAGTTTGTAGGGGAGAATCATTTCAGCAGCCCCCGTGCATAGGCCCTATCAAGGAATTCGCTTTCAGCCCGTTCTGGTGCCCAAAACTGAATTTTAACGCCAAGTGGATCGCCAGTGTGATACCACGGGGCAGGCGGAGCTGACATTACTTGCCTCTGCTCATCGCCAAGAATTCTGGTGTCGGCATTCTTCACAATTGGAGGCTCATGATGATCCATCCCAAATCTATCGCAAACCGCGTCCATAACTTTGCGTTCTGCGTCCTTGTATCCAGCAAGGAAAGGCTTCAATGGTCGCGGAATGTCAACAATGTAAGCCTCGCTTGCATCATGCATCAGTCCCCACGTCTTGAATTCATCGTCAAGATAATCATGGATATGGCAGCAATGTTCAGCAACAGAATAGAACATGATAGAATGACCGCCATAGCGACACATTAGAGACAACGCATGTGCAATGTCCTCCATGAAAATTTCATCTGGTTTTGGGTCAAGCGGCCAGAATTGCTTTCCGCTGTACGTCTGCATCCAGTCTCCGTAGCGTTCCATCACACCACCACCGCCCTATAAGAATAATCATCAATGCCGTGCTTTTTCTGCATAAGCACAACGCGCCCAGCATCCGCAAGTCGCCGCGCCGTTCGGAATGCGTCTGCCCGCTTTCCTTGCGGATCAACATTCGTTGCCCCGCGCCAGTATTCCAGCACTGTACCACGCTCGGCAGGCGTTGCATCGTCAAGAACCGCCATTCGCAGCATACGGGCTGGGTCTTTGTGGGTTGCGTAGGAGATCATCAATGCACCTGTTGTTTTTCGTCAGTGTCAGTATCGTAATCGTCAGTCACCAGATTGGCAATAGTGAAAAAGCACGGGATTGCGTTTTCACCACTAAGGCGCAGGACCCCGCCATCACTGGTCTTAACGGTAAGGTGGAAGTCCTCACCCGGCGTGATTGTGATGGACGCTACGTTGTGGGGTTTAGTCATTTGGGTAGTACCTCGCGGACGTGGATATAGCCGTGCTTAGCGGTCAATGGATCGGACAGCGCGCTTTCTTCTGTTGGGTGTGCGTAACCATCGTTTTCGCTAATCCAAAACTCACGCGGCTCTTTGTGTTCCTTGATGATGCGGAAGGCGATGGGATAGTATGGCCCATTCCATCCGTAATCCCTAGCAAACACAACTTCACCAGCCCCGCTGCCATCGGAAAAAATAGCTTCTACTTTACTGGATCGGTGCACCGGACACTCTCCACCATTCCAGCCGTACCATTTGCCAACCTCGTATTCCATCACTCCACCTCCACATTGTCAAAAATAAACCGCTCAATCGCGCGCGCGCCTTTGTTGCCGAACGTATCGACAACTTCAGACCATCGCCACGCGCGCCCGAACATCCACAAGTCATGCAACTCCATATTCGTCGGAATGTCGCCCGGCTCCTCATCGCTGAAACGCTGCCGGTCCATCGTATAGCTAACCTGCGCCTCAATTTCGCTGTTGTAGGTTGTTACTGGCATTTTGTCCTCCTTTAAAACTCAATAGACTGTTGCACAGGTTTCGCGGGTTCGTCAAGTGCCAAACGCGGCTGATTATACGCTTCTTGAATGCGACGGCACGCAATGTCAAAGTAATCCTCGTCAAGTTCAATGCCGATGAACTTACGACCAAGGTTCACGCAAGCAACACCTGTTGTTCCGCTGCCCATGAATGGGTCTAGGATGGTGTCTGCATTAGGAAGGAAGCCAAGGCACCATTGCATAAGGGCGATTGGTTTTTGGGTGGGGTGTTGTTTGCCTCCATCCATATTCATAGGGCGGTAAACCATTCTGCGTGCCACCATATCAATGTTAGTCCATGCAAATTCAACATCCGCAAAATCTCTGCCAGCGTTATTCTTATCCCAGATTAAAAAACCACGGCACGGCTGAAGATCAAAGTAGTTACCGCCCCAAATGATCTTTGAAACATTAGGAAGCGCAGTAATGTCAGGCACTTCATCATCCCAAGACTTACCACCCATCCCCCGTGAAACAGCAAGCCTATTACTTTTTGTAATCCCAATACCATACGGCGGATCAGTAACCACCGCATCAACCTTGCCCAGCGTAGGCATCACTTCCATGCAATCGCCTAGGATAAGTCGGCAATCTCCTATAACAACTTCTTTCTTTATTGCGGTCATTTATTCTTAACCCTTCTTTTAGGCTTACCTTTTTGCCAGAACTGATAGCAGGCGCGAGAACAGAACCTAGTATTTCCAAGTTTTATATCCCTTGGCTTTCTCCAAAATTCTACCCCGCATACCTCACAAGCGAAATTGGTTCCTAGACGCAATTTATTTGCAATTTTCTCAGCATGGCCGGTTCCCGCAAATAGATTGCCAGACATACCGGGACCACCATCTGTTACATTTAGGAGGCCATCGCCAAAATGTGAAATCCAGTACCGTTCCCTTTCTTCACGCCGATCAGCTGCGCATGTTTCCAAGTGAATTACATCAAACTCACACTTTCTTTCCATCATCCAAATGTGGATCGGCGTGTCACTTCCTGCTACAGCCATTGAAACATGCGCACGAATGCGAGACTCTATAGTCTGATTTGTGCTTCCAACATAAACTGTTTCTGGTGTTCCAATTCCGTATATTGTGATGTTCCTAGGGAAGCCTGTAAAAGAAACATCTTTCAATAGTCCGCCAATAACTTCCTTGCGCTTATATGTCACGCGCTAACCTCCATATGACTACACCGCACCATACAAGGCGCGGTGTGTGGGTGTCAAGTATTATTTACAGCGTCAAAATGGAATGGAATCGCCGTCATCGTCAAGCCCACTGCCCACAGTCGGACCATTACTAGGCTCACTATATCCGCCGTTAGAACGAGACCCGGCGCTATCAAGCATCGTCAGAACGCCGTTGTACGGGCGCAACACAATCTCAGTGCTATATTTATCAGCACCAGATTGATCCTGCCATTTTCGGGTCTCTAGCTGCCCTTCAATGTAGACCTTGCTGCCTTTTTTGATGTATTGATCGACAATTCCGACAAGTGCGTCATTCATGATGGCAACTGAATGCCACTCTGTTTTTTCCTTACGCTCACCTGTATTCTTATCCTTCCAAGTCTCAGACGTGGCAATGCGCAGGTTTGCAACACGTCCACCGTTTGAGAATGAGCGGATCTCAGGGTCACGGCCAAGATTGCCGATGATGATGCATTTATTTACGGAACCTGCCATTAGTAGCCTTCCTTTACATAGTCAGGTAGACTTTTACCCGTTTCTTCTTCAAAATCATCCATCATCATAATCATTACATCGCTATGTGCTGGGCCGAAATCTGCATTAGCATAAAACCACTCAATCCAATCGCGATATACTTTATCGTCGGTTTCCATTAAATATCCTCCTTAAAGTGGCACTTCATCATCAATAGCCTTTTCCATCAACGCCTTCAATTCACCCATGATAGGCATTACCGCGTCGTGATGTTGTTTATTCGCCTTCCACCAAACAGTAAACACGTCCTTACCTTTTGCGGCTTCGGCGCGGGCTTCATCAAGTACGGCTGTATTATCAACGGCAGGCGCATCATTCATCACAAGCGGTTGAATGGTGACAGTAGATTTCTTTCCTCTAGTCTTGCTCAGGCTCAATTGGCGCGGCTTATCAAGGCCCTCCATATGCGACACACGAATTCCACCAACCGCAGCGCCAGCCCAAGTCACGGTTGGGTCATTGTAGATCGTGCAATGCAACCCCGTCCACTGTGCAGCGTTCGGACCCCAGACAGCGGCTAGGCATCTGGCGGCTGTCTTGCAGGGGCGAAATAGCTTCGCGCTACCTTCAAACGAGATTTCAATAGGCTGATCTGATGACGATTTAACATTAACGTCTGTGATCTTGATAGTCATAGGGCCGCTTACTAAATCATCAGCATTTAGCTGATCAGAGCGGGCGGCAATCGCCTGAGTTACATCTTTATTCACTTTCTAAGGACCTCCATTTCATTCCATACGCTGTCATTGATTCACCTTTTGCACAAGAAGATATACGGTAACCCCTTGCGCTAGGCCTTCCAACGCTGGCAACCCATCTTGCAGCCTCACTACATGACACGAATTTCATACCAGTGTCAACACATAAAACTGGAAGCATCTTGCCTTCATTTGATGCGTGATAACCAGTTGATTTTGGCTTGTCTGGAACGCAAATATTAGACCAAGCATAACCATATGCCGTCTTACTTTTTTCGCCCTTTATTGCTGCAAAAATACCAGATGCCGCCGCCCTTGGATAACCCCTGTTTCGCATTTCCCTAGCTGCCGCGCAAGTGTTGCGAAACTCCTCGCCATCATCATTCCACACTTTAAATTGAAAAGCACTTGATATCTTTTCCTTAGTAGCTTCGGAAACAACTAATCCGATAGGGCCTATGCCGCCTTCTGATTGGTTTACGAGATCAATGCATTCCGATCTAAATGATGATATAACATCAGCTTCCATCTTGTAGGCTGATTTTTCATCCATGCCGTCACAAATCACATCAACAATAACGCCATTTTTTAATGCACAATTTATCCAATGATCTGATCTGCAATCACTCTTACTCCTATCCCACGCCCGTCTACCCTTGCCCTTTCCAACGTAAAATGGCGTTCCATTCGTTGCTCTTTTGTGGACATATACATAATAACCCTGTGGCTTGACCTCAGAATACTTAGGTGTTATCTCAATCTTAGTCACGGCGATATCCTTTTCTCTTGCCGTTGATAGGGCTAGGTCGAGCGTTGGCGCGCTCCCTAGCCCGACAAGTTTAAAGGATGCCGGTGAATTAACAAAGTCAGGTGTAAATTTCTACATCTGTCGCGTCAATATCCCGCTCAGTCTCGATCACCTTGGCCTTACTCAGCCGCTCATAATACCGATCCATGGTTTCCTTAATCTTTTCCTCCGTTTTCATGACCGCTTCCGTAATCGCGTCCTGATATGCCGCAATAGGTTCAGCGTCAATCACCCACATAGGCAACCCGCCGCAATAACTGATATACGCCAGCCGATCCCAACCCGTTACCAATAGACCAGCTTGCACTTGCAACATGTGTTCTTCTGGAACCTCGTTGGCAGTGATCACCTGCACCTGATATTTCTGACGCCTCGACTTGCACTCAATTCCGAAATCATCAATCAAGCCAATGCCGTCCGGACTATACCCCAGAACAGAGCCGCCAATATCCCTCGTGATAAACCCGCATTCAGTTACAGGCGCATAGTGTTCGCTATAGAGGTCACGCGCTGTTACCTCGTCCGCATGACCGCGCAGCATCTCATCACCGATGTATGTCGGCTCTGTATAGCCCGAGATACGTTGCGCCGCCAATTCGTAAATGTGCTGTCGGGTTTTTTCGTTATCCGCCATTTTAAATTTCGGCGTGAGGATAAGTTTGACCTCGGATGCCGTGATTAGTCCGTTGCGGGCTTCGTGCCATTCTGGACTGCCTTGATCGACGTTGTGGATAGTGCAGTTAGGATGCATTGTTAATCATCATCCTCCATATACACGTCAATTGTTACATCATGGTCATCTTCTTTCCAGTCCTTTGTCTGAACAGCGCAAGTTCCATAGGTATCTCGCATCATCTCAATGATGTCATCAATTAATTGCGATTTTCCGCAACCAGCCGGTCCTTTTACATTAATCTTAACTTCCATCATCGCCTCCTATGCGATTAACCATATCACCCCACGACCGAAACCCGTTCTGTTCAGCCGTCATTTTCTCAGCCTTACCTTGCGACACTTGGCACGCCTCTGCAATGATTGCCGCGCGTTCAGTTACGTCGCATAATGTCAAGTGCGTCTTGTGCGTTTCTTGCAATGCCAGCGCGACCTCCCTGCTTAAGTACAGCCTCAATAAACCGCGTCTGTTCCGGCCTCACTCTACCAGTTTCCGTCTTGCATTCAACAGCTAAAAACACGCCATCAGGACAAATCCCGATCAAGTCAGAACTACCCTTGCACAGTCCAAACTTAATCGGACGCCCATTCTTATCAGGCAATACTCCGGTATTGTTGCGCCAAATGAGACAACCGGCCTTGGATAACGCAATCATGCAATCATTCATGACATTCGCCTCACTTCGCGCCATTGATATACTCCTTATCCAATCGTATTGTCACGCCAGCGCGCTTAACCACAACCATCACAAACCCATCACGCTTGACAATCTTTACATCGTTTGGTGTTAAACTACTTGATCGGCAGAAATGTTTAGCCCTGTCAATTGCGGTTTCGTCGTCTGGCGTTTTGTAGGGGATGTCGCCGGGGTTCACACCATCCTCCTAATCTGCGCCTGCTTCCTCGCCCACCCCGGCGAATACCCCTTAGACTTACCATAAGCGATCAACCCTTGCAACCCCTCAGTGCGGGCGATAAACCCGATTTCCTGTTTCGGTGTCATCTGGCGTCCTGTGACCTCCTCTAGTTCGCCTTCTACCTCCTCGATCATGCGCCCCATGACAGGATATTCAAACCCGCAGTTAGGGCAGCATGGGGACGGACGATGCACGAAAAAACACTCTTGGCATTGGCGGGTTGGTTCAGTCTTTTCTGCATCGCCGCGCTTTTTCTTATCCCTAGCCTCTAGCGTCCACTCCCTATCAGTATCAGGCAACCCGTGCATACTGTCATGGCTGTTCCCGGCATGGTCGAATATCAAAGCAGGCTCTTTTTTCATCCGCAACGCCCTGCCCCACTTCTGCAATTGCAACGGCAATGACTTAGTGGGCCGCAAGTCTGATAAGCACTCAACCGTCACATCCATCCGTGCCGCCTGAGCCAAGTCGAACCCAAATGTCAACAAGTCAACGCTACACAGCGCCAAAATCTCGCGCCTAGCAAATGCCTTCACTGTTGCCGCGATTTCATCATCCGCCATTTTCCCGTGCACAACTGCGCTAGGAATACCCGCGTCTTTGAACACTTGGCATGTAATCTCAGCGTGCTTGATCGACGTGCAGAACACCACATTCAAACGGCCCATTGCATGCGCTTTGTAGTGCTTTGCCGCGTTCCCGATCAGAACCCTGTCACTCTCCATGTAACTCGCCAATTCACCCTTAGCATAGTCACCAGCAACCGTCTTGATGCCGCTAAGGTCCGGCCTATTCGGCGCAAACAATCGATAATCAGACAACCGCCCATGATCCATGAGCCAGCGAATACTAGGCCCTTGCACCAACTCGTTATACCAATCGCCCATCCCTTGACCGGAAGTTTTCATTGGCGTTGCAGACAGTCCGATTACCCACGTACCTTGCGCCTGATAGTGCCTGATAATCCGATCCAATTCGGCACCGCCAAAATGACACTCATCGACAAATAAGACCGAAAGATTAGGCGCTTTGTCCAACCTACGGGCAAGCGTTCCTGACGTAATCAACTGCACCTTGGAAAAAGGATTGACAGGATAGCCCGCCGCGATGTGTCCATGAGGAATACGAAACTCATTCATTGTCTCGGTTGTCTGCCTTAGAAGTTCTCGCCTCGGCACCATAAAGCCAGCGCGATTACCCTTAAGCCTGATACGGTCAATCATATGCGCCGCAACCCTAGTTTTTCCACCGCCAGTTGGCAGGCACGCTAGAACGTTCTTAGTTCGTCGCATGGCGGATTGAATGTCAGAAACGAATGCGGTTTGGTCATCGTATAGCGTGACGTGGGTCATTCACGAACTCCAAGGATCAATAGGAAATGGAGTGTAACAAAGACGGTTAGTGTTAATAACAGAAACTAATTCATCTTCGGTCTTTTCATTGCACTTTCTGCACGGAATATACCCGGTTCCGTCTAATTTTCTTCGTTGGTGGCTCGGCAAATCAATTTCATTAATCCATTCGGCAACACAACATTTCGGAAAGCCTAGCGCCAATCCAAGACGTTCCGCCCTATCTGCCCACGTTTCGCCGTCAAAATATCCAAGGTTAAATTCGTCGCGCATTATTCACTCCACCCGACTAGCCAAGGCTCAATCCCAATCTCGCGCATAAGCGCAATCATTCCCTTAGTGCCATTACCTCCGGGAAATGCAATGCATGCGTCAGGTTGCGTGGTGTCGCGCATCCGCTTGTTGCGGATTGGGCCTGCCGAGCGTCCTTGTTTAGTCCATTTTGCGGGCAATCCACGATAGTCAACTTGCATTTCTTTAGCCCATTTTTCTGCAATATTGTCTGCACCTTCTGGACATGCGCCTGTGATTATCTCTAAGTTATCACCATATTTTGCATAGACCTTATTCAATGCGTCATAAATCCATGCCTCATTATCAAAATCCCGGCCACCACACACCAATACGCGCATCAAAAACCCTCCATATCCCAATCGTCATCGCCGCTAACGTCACTCATACCAACCGCCGATGCCAGCGGAATACTAACCGCCTTACTACTCAACCCGCTTCCGAAATACACGATCTTGTTACCGTAGTTATCAGCCCCAACATAATCCGACAACGTGCGCCGCCATACTGCCCAAGGTGTTTGATCCAAAACCTTACGCAATCCGGGGCTGGAATTGCTGATAACCAACCTATCCCCGTCAACCTTGATGCCGTAAGCCCCGAGACCCTTAGCCGCGTCTGGATTGCCAGCCGCCTTAGTCACAAGATCACCAATAGTACTCTCGCGCCCCATGCCGTCTTGGTCATAACGCACGCGGCTCATAAGGATATGCTCAACCAGCGCCTCGGCGTCGGTCTTGTCGTTCCCGCCTTCGTGCCAATCCCATTCCTGTTTGTTGATCCAATCAGTTGCAAATTCCATCGTTACCCGCTTAGTGCTGACAAGTGAATAAGCACCCGCAATCATAGGCCCTAGCTGATCCCCTGACCGCTTATCCCCGATCATCCGCGCAATCGCATCACCGAACGTCTTGACGTTATCAATCAAAACGTCAAGATTAGCCACAGTCCTAGCCATCAGCCTAGCTGGAAAGTCTCCAGTCAACACAGTGTCAATCTTATCCAGCAACCGTTGATAATGGTCTGCCGCATCTGGCCGCTTATTCTGCATCAACTCCAATTGTGTAAACCGCGCCCTATCTGCGCCCTGCTCAATCCGTGGGTTGATAGCAGCCAGCACGAAGCATGACCGGATAACATACGTTGCGTTTGCGTTCTCGACAATACTGCCCGACGACGCACGACGGATAAGGAACAGGATTTTATCCATCTCCAGACGCGCCTGCCCCTCACTCTCTGCCTCATCCATCACGAACGGACGCCCAGACATGCCGATTGCCTTCCTAACGCCCGCCTCAGTCGTGCCACCGTCTCGCTTGATAGCAATGTCACCCAATGCGCGCTTGATAATCTCGTCCATAACGGTTGACTTGCCCGCTCCCCTCTGGCCGCTTACAGCGATATGAGGACGCCATTTCAACGCCGATCCGACCATGCTGATAACACAGAACCCGGCCAGCAAGTCACCAAACTGCGCCCGCTTCCAAGTTGGCATATTACACAACGCGCGAAACTCAGCCGCGTCACGCGTTGCCAGTGGTTCGACGTCAAGGTCAATAACCCTAGGCCCAGCCTCATATACCGCCGCGCCCTCATATGCGCTAGGATGCATCCTCACACCCTCACCCACGATCACATCGCCGCAGTTTACCAAATACTTCCCCTTATCTCGCCATACCCCAACGCCGCGCACGTTCTCGATACTGAACACCCCGCGACGATGACATTCTGCAATCAATTCCGCGCTGGCATAGTCCGCAATCGTCCCCATTGACGTTTCTGGCGCATAAAGTGCTAACCAAAAACCACGGCCCGCCAACTGGTATAGGTTCGCCGCGCGTGACAGTGCCGTCGCGCTGAATGACATGATCTGGCCAGTTGACCTAGGAAAGAAATAATACTCTCCGCGATTGTGCCCCATCGGTCTGATTTCATCAAAAGGATCATCCCGAGTAGCAGGCGGTTCACTGACAGGTTCCCAATCGTCCGATTCCGCCACAGGCACCACACTAGCAACAGCCGTCAACGCATCCCGCGCCGCATCATCACCCGAAGCCCGCGCGTAGTCGTCCCAATCGGACACGCCTTCATCACTAGGCGGTGCAATCACCTGCGCGCCACCAATAGCAACAGCCGCCTGTGCCGCCTTATCCATCCCCGGATTACCCAACTCAGGACGCCGCGCCGCTGTCTCATGGTCATTGTCAGCCGTGATTACGATCCGCGCATCCGGGTATTTATCGCGCATCGTCTTCGCTACGGGTTTCAAATTCCCCGCGTTAAACGCGCAGATAACAGCCCACCCAGTCAGCCGATGCACTACAGCCCCAGTCGCCACACCCTCGCAGATCGCAATCGTGCTAGTGTCAGTGCCAATCGAGAAGTAAGCCCCAACGTGGTCACTTCCCTTGATGAACAATTTCGTTCCGTCCGGCATCACACGCTGAACAGATACCATCCGACCATCGCGCCACATAGGCACCAGCAACTCGTCGCCGTCATACCGGACGCCCTTAACATCAATACCCTTGTCGATGCAGTATTGAGACGTTCCATCACGGCTAGCCCGCGCCCATCGTTCTTGCGCTTCCTCAGTTGCCGCATCAGCCGCCATCTTACGTTGCCGCTCTGCTTCAACCCGTCGCGCCTCAATCCGCTCTTTGTGCGCTTTCTTCTCATCCGCAGACCAATTGCGTTTAGCCTTAGTGTGCCACTTGTGGACCTCGCCCGTCTTATGGCTCATAAAAAATCCATAGCCGAAGTCGCCATCCACGGCCAAGCGGTAAACCCCGTTCTTGGTTCCGCGTCGGTCTCCGTCTACCTCGTACCTGTGAATTGTGTCGTCTGCAACGATGCGGTCAGGGTGTACAGGTCCAATCCCCGCGTCGTGCATGGCTTTGATGAAGTCGTCTAGCATGTGTCCTCCATGTGCGGGGAACGGTATAGCATGGGTGTGTACAGGTAGTCAAGAGGCCATATCGCGCCAAACGGTTAGACTACAATCAAGAAAAAACAACTACTTAATGGCTTTTCTAACTAACCAACCAAAAAACGAGCGAGGCAATGCGCGCGTGCGCGGGCGCGTGTGCGGGCGCGCGTATAGGTTGACGTATTCTCAGAAAGTGGTTAGAAAGTCATTACCTTACCTTACCTTTAAAGAAAAGTAAGTAAGTAAAGGGACTTAGCGGCTTTGAAATTTCTAACCCAGACCCCTACCGAGTCTAACCATCGGTTAGGGCGAAAGAATATTACTTTCACGTTTTTTGAATTTGTAATCCCGGACATCACGACTTGACATTGCTATATTTATGCACTATTTATTAATTTCAAAAATGGAGAAATTGCTATGAAAATAGAAACCGGAATTGAGTTCAATCCGAAAGCATCAACCAGAGGCAGAAAGCCAAAGTATCCGTTTGGTGAAATGGCGGTTGGGGATAGTCTGTTCTTTGATGGCGAGAAGATCGGGCCTCAGTGCAAGCCGTATGCCGCTGCAAATGCATATGCATACAAGAACGGCGTTAAGTTCGCAGGCAGGACAGTTGACGGTGGTGTCCGCATCTGGCGTGTCGAATAACGCTTGACACCACCCGCCACCCATGGCATACCCTAGACAGAACACCAACGGAGGACTGCATAATGAAACTGGAAGTAGTTTGGCGCTGCGATGATGAACCGCAACACGCGCGGATTGAAAACGCAGACTTGGATACTGATTATGATGGCACAGGTTGGAGTGATGCGTATGTGGCTATCGGTGGCTACTTCGGATCGCACGGGCCGCATGTGTTCGCCGCCGCGCCTGAGTTGTATCGCGCGCTTGAAATGGCCGCGATGTGGCTTGATATTGACGGTCGGTTTGATATGCAGGGTATCAACGCCGCTCTAGCCAAAGCACGAGGTGAACAATGACAAACAAACTTATCGAATCCGCACGACGCGCTGAGGGCAGTGAAGTCCTGCCGCGTGTCATGCTTGGCGATTATCGCGCTGATGATCTGTTGATGAAGATGGCGGATGCGTTGGAAGCGGCTGAGGCGGATGCGGAGCGGCTGGCGGGGGCGGTTGCCACCATCGACCGAGACCACGGCATCGAGTGCGTGCCTGACACCGACTTGCAGGGCGCGCTCATGACCGCCCTCGCCGCCCACCGCGCCCGGAAGGAGACCCGCCATGACCGCTGACCTGTCGAAAGAGACGCTGGACGCGCTGGAGGAGTCGCTGAGGCAGATCGGCGGGAGTGGCTTCCCGAATTGGGCAGATGATGCCGCCGACGCCATAACCGCCCTGCGCGCCGAGAAAGAGGCTCTGCAACGCGAGGTGAATGAGCAGGAGTCCCGTGCCAACGAGAACAAAGCCCGCGCCACCGCCGCCGAGGCCCAGCTTGCCGCCGCTATGGAAGGGGAGGTGAGGGTGCGCGCGTTGGAGTGGAACGGAAGCGATCTTCATTCGGCAGCCCAGTGTGAAACGGGCGAGTATGAAATCGAAGGCGGCTGGAAAGATAAGATTGGCGGAGTAAGGTGGTATGCGTGGCTTCACCGCACCCATGACGATGGTTCAGACTGCTACTTCAACGGCACTGAGGCTGTGAGTATGGAGGCCGCAAAGGCCGCAGCCCAGGCCGACTACGCCCGTCGCATCCTCGCCGCCCTCGAACCAAACCCCGCCGCGCAGGCCGAGCGTGACGCGCTGATCGCGGCGACGTTGGAGCGGGACAAGTTCGGCAAGCCAGTCAACCCGGCCCAGCCCCAGCCCGACGCCCTCACAGCCCGTGACCGCGCCAAGGTGGTCGAGGGGATGCGGGAGGCGGCGGAGATGGTCGAAGATTTTGCGCCCGGCGGTGATCGCTATGAGTACGGACACGACGACGTGTCAATGCGCGTGGCCATCCGTGGCGCCATCCTCGCCGCCGCCGATGCAAGGGAGGCCGGGGAATGACCGCCCGCCAGATCATCGAGGCCCGTCTGGGCTACGCATGGCCCCCGACGCGCGAGCTTGCGCCGGATCAAAGGACGGCAATCAAACTGCTGGGGTATAAGTTGGTGCAGATGAAAAAATCTAGCCAGTAGTGCATTTTTCCTCTTGCGTCACGCATCGCGCCATGGCATACATAGGACATGGAAACGGCGATTACGCCAGAGAGAAGGAAGATAGAAATGGCCGCAGCACCGCAAATCAAGATTTTTGACGCAACTGGTAAGTACCAAGCAAGCGCGCACGATTACGCAGCAGCAGCTTGCCTTATGGGACTTTATGGTGACGGAGCAACAATCCGCCTAGGACACAGCAAAAAAGAAACCGTATGGACGCAAGGAATTGATGGCGATGCGACAGAGAACTACGACTGCATTTACGACGCGATCTATGAATGGAAAAGATCGCAGATGGATAAACATCGAGAGTTGTATGGCATTTGACACAACAGCCCCGCTTCGGCGGGGCCTATCTTTACAACCACACCACAATACGCTATCACCTCCCTATGGACCTATTTGACCAAACACAACCAAACGAACAGGACGATCTGCGCGAGGCAATGCAGCGGCAGTATGAACACGACGCTGCAGTTATCCGCGCCGATGGTCGTATCCCTGACTGGTTCGGTGAGCCGCGCCCATTGGAAAAATCGCTTGCCCGTGTGCTAAACTACGCATACGAACAGGGGCCGTTCCAGTGGACCAATCAGCCGTCCGCGAACAATAGGCGGCTTACGTCTGCTTTTGGCTTCCGTAGTCCTATCAATGCGCAGGATGCCGTCAATCGGTGCTACAAGGACGGGCTTCTGGAATTTGATAAGTCGGGCGTGTATTATTTAGCTCAGGCCGGTGAATACGCTCTTGAGGAATGGCATCTAGAGGCAGAGGTAGCTGGGATGGATGTGTTCAAGGCGCTGGCTCCTGTTGATGAAGGTGATGAAGAGGATATTTGGGGGTGATTATGTACACGCTTAAACTCATGCGCGGTAAAACCTGAGCGCAGGTGCACAATGGGCGAGTTTCCAAACAAAAATACACAGTTCCAGCCGGGCCAATCGGGTAACCCCGGAGGACTGACCCGCGAACAGATCGAGCAACGAAAGCGCAACCGCGATGCCGCCATGGCTATCGAGGAGCGGTTACTTTCTGCTGTTACACGTGACCTGACCGAGCGCGAAGAACAAGCCTTGCAGCATGTGCGCGCGGATGTGTTGCGGTTGATCCATACGGCCATTGAGCGCGAGGATGGGAAGCCCGTTGCGCGTCAGGAGTTGTCTAGTCCGGACGGCACTATGTCGCCAGTAGATCACCAGAGCGCGGTTCTTGCGGCACTACGGGCGAAGTCTGGCGGTGATGGCGCGTAGAGCGATTGCGTGGCGCCGTACAGGCGCAAGTCGCGTTTTTATAGGTTAGGCTGCCCTAACGCATAGATGGCCGCTCTACGGGCAAAAATAACGGCCTGCTTACCAAACGGTAAAAAATGAGGTTAGGCGCATTTTCTTGTTGACCGTGGTGCTGGTGTGGTGCATAGTGTTTGCATAGACAAGGAGAACGCAGATGGAAAAGACCAACAAACCCCAATGTCAGGCTGCACGCGATTTCATCATGGCCCTTCATGCTAAAGCTGCTGGGAAAATTACTGAAAAAGATTTGCGGGAAGCCGGTGATAATCTCGACCGCATGGTTGAAATTCATGGAAAGCCGTGATGAATTGGTTTAGGGTAACGCCTGACAGGTCTATAAATAGAAGGTTTCTGAGGTTATGTGCCGTCAGAAGGTGTTATGAAAGATACAGCGCTAGCGAAGATTGGTGCGTGGGTAAGCTTAGGGGCGCAGGATATAGCGCCCTTATGGCTAAGGCCGTGATTCAAACTTGGAAAAGCCATAAAAAGTAAAAATAACTCTTGCGCACCCTGTCCGCATGGTGCATAGTCGTATCAACAGCAAAGGAGATACGAAGATGGCACTCACTATTGCACAGATGACCGAGCTTGATGGCGGCATCGGCCCTAACGCGATGAAGATTCGCGCCGGGGGAAGCAAAGTTATCAATGGTAAAATTCCATCATATGTCCGCAAGGAGCTTATGGATGCGGTCAAGAAAGGCGCTCTTGGTAGGTTGCCAAAGAAGGGCCTTGCGCCGGAAGTATTTTTCCATCCTGATCATTTGCATGGCGCTAAGGATCGTCAGAAACGAGAGCTTGAGTATAATCTGTCGCTTCTTAAAGGTGTGTTTGCATGACCCGCGCCAAATTCGCCACCACTATGCACGAAAATGGCCAAACTAACGCAAGGATCACAATCATGTACGGCAATCGTTCCGGTAAGTCACGAATTGCTGATATTGCGCGGTATCAGTTCGCGATATCTCAGATCGAACAGGGCCATACGGTCCTGTTCCGCGATCCGGCTACCATGCGTTATATCCGAGTGCGACCGCAAGACTGGCAGAAAAAGGTTGCAATCCGTGACGGCGTGGTGTATGTCAATGGTAAGGATGCAAGCGGATGGACCGTTTGCAAGAAACCGTAGGAGGTTGAAGGATGGCTATCGTACACTTGTTTTTAGGCTTTATTTGTCTTGGTTTTACGTCAGTATTTTGGTATATCGGCGAAGAGTGGGAGTTTATGGCGTTCTTATGCATGGTCAATATGATGTCAGCAATCTACAATAAGGACAACTAACATGGAAGCGCCGAAGGTTATTTGGATATACAACATGTATGGCAGCCCATGCGGATGGTCAGTTACAGACGTGTACTCGCCAAATGACACCCGCTACATACGTGCCGACGCACCTGAGCTTGTGGCGTTGGTGGCAGACCTAAGAGATGCGATGCATGATCTATCTGCATTGACTGGCGACACATACGAAATTAGCGGGATACAGAGAACCCTAGCCGCATGGGAGGCGCTGACCAATGAGTGAACCGTCCGACACTGGTTTCTGGTTCAACGAAGGCAGAGAATGGATAGTTGTGCAAAGAGAAGATGGCAGTGTTGTTTGCCATAGTGACGGGTGGATGACCGCAGCGAACAAAAGCACTTGGGATAAATGGAAGAAATCAGGATATTGGGTTAGGAAATGACTAACATCATCAACCTATCAGACTACCGGCCAGCACCACGCGATCCATGGGGACACGCGCAGCCTATCATCTTATCCCGTGGCGACCGCGAAGAGCTATGGTCGGATACTTACTTCGGCATCCGTCAACTGATCTGGGCGACCGGATCACACACCACGCCAGAACCGCCCAGCCCGCCCACTGGTGGCACTCCTGCGGCGGCTAACCTGCGCGAATACACCAAACTTAGGGTTGCGGCATGATCCGAGATATGCTAGGAACGATTGCACTGGTTGTCCTGATGGTCGGGACTCTGTTTTTGGGATTTGGATTTGGAGGGATGTGATGATGGGGTTTCTTGTTGGATTGATGGCCGGTTTTTGGGGGCTGTTTTTAGCAGTTGCATGGTTTGCAACGCCAGATCATCTGTGGCAATCGCAAGCTATCGAACGCGGATATGCGCTTTACTGCCCTAACAATGGTAACTTTGCTTGGATTGGAGAGTGTGAATGACTGCTAAAATCGGAGACGTTGGAACGCTGCGTGAACTGGACGTTAAGCCGGGGGATGTGGTGGAGTTTGGCAGTGAGGGTATAAAGTACACAGTTACTGAGGTTGTCGGAGGCAGGTACGGATTCTCTTGGTGGGATGGGAAAGGCAGCATTGATCCTATTCGTTACTCGATGAATGATGTACGCCTAATCTCCCGCGCCGCACATGAACCTAAAACATGGAGCGACCTATCCCCAGAAGAAAAAGGCGCGCTGTTGCTGGCTGCGCATGAAAAACGAGATATTGAGGCGTGGCGAAGTGATGAACGAGTTTGGGTGACATGCGGTCAATATATTATTAGCCAATTCGCGCCACATCGCGCCTACCGCATCAAACCTGAACCAAAGCGCGAGACTGTTGGCGTGTACATCAATGGCGATAATAAGATTGGAACCATTGACACGCTAGACGGTGAGCCTGTTATGGGCACATTTAAGGAGGTTAATAAATGGCTCGCTACTGTCAGCTAAGCGTGAAGATGGAGGCGATTCAATGACCACATACGCAGACGCCGCAATGATGCTGGCATTCTTTATTGGCTTGGCAGTCTGTATCTGGGCAAATAACCGCTAACTTGCCTCCCACCCACGCACCATGCTACACCCTGACGCATGACCCCGGAGGAAATCGCAACACTCCAGACTGACCTTCTGGAATTCACTAAATACATGTTCCAGAAGCGACGAAAACAAAACCTTATGGAAGCGCCTTTCCATAAGGAACTTTGCCGTACATTGGAACGTGTTGTAACGGGTGACATTAATCGCCTTATCATTAACGTGCCGCCACGCTCTGGTAAAACTGAGGTGGCGGTTAAGGCGTTTATCGCGTGGTGCATGGGGATATTCCCAGATGCCGAGTTTATTCATGCCAGCTATGCCCAAACGCTTGCAACGGCTAACACGGCAGAGATACGCGAGATTATGAGCCATGAGGCTTTCGCGGCGGTGTTCGGGGCACCTAAGTATCGCAACGATACAAATGCCAAGGATCACTTCAAAACTAAAGATGGTGGACACGTTTACGCAACCGGCGCAGGCGGCACGATCACTGGTTTCGGCGCTGGCAAAATGCGCGATTACTTCGGCGGCGCGATCGTAGTCGATGACCCGCACAAGGCCGGTGAGGCTGCATCCGATACCATGCGGCAGAACGTGCTTAACTGGTTCACGACGACGCTAGAAAGCCGTAAGAACTCTAGAGAAACGCCGATCATCCTAATCATGCAGCGCTTGCACGAAGAGGACTTGTCGGGGTTCCTGCTAGATGGAGGTAATGGCGAGAAATGGCATCACCTAGTTATCCCGGCGATTGACCCGGATGGGAATAGCTTCTGGCCTGAGAATAGCAACTTTGAAATTGACAACCTGCGCCGTATGGAGAAATCCAACAGCTATGTGTTCGCGGGGCAGTACATGCAGCGTCCAGCACCTATTGGCGGTGGTATCTTTAAGGACTCATGGTGGCAGTACTACACGATTGAACCCGCGTTTGAATGGCGGGGTATCTATGCGGATACGGCACAAAAGACGAAAGAGGAAAACGATTACTCTGTGTTGCAATGCTGGGGACGTACAAAGGAAGGCCAGCGGTATCTAATCGACCAGATCAGGGGTAAATGGGAAAGCCCTGAGCTAAGAGACCAAGCGCGCGCATTCTGGAATAAACACAGGGCAGTCAGCAACGGCAAGCTGCGTCACATGAAGGTCGAGGACAAGGTATCTGGCACTGACCTGATCCAGACGCTAAGGCGCGAGGGTCTGCCCGTGTTAGGGGTGCAGCGTGGCACGGATAAAGTCACGCGCGCCTTAGATGCCGCCCCATACGTTGAAAGCGGAAACGTGTTTTTGCCACGGAATGCGCCGTGGCTATCTGATTTCTTGCAAGAGGCGAGTTACTTCCCCAACGGCAAACATGACGACCAGTTAGACCCCATGTTTGACGCTGTGACGGATGGGAAGCCTATTAAGACCCTGAGTTGGGTTTAGCGCAGAACGGGCACGGTAGCAGGTTGGTCATTTGGTGGCCTCGTATGCTGAGATGGCGGCGTCCCATGCAGTCACTTCGTCTGACGTAATGTCGCCAATCTCTGCCGCATCAGCCATCTTGGAACCCGCCTCCACCATCTTCTCCGCAGCAAGGACGCGGCGGGCGAGGTATACCAGCCGGTGATCTGTGCCGATACCCTGCGCATTATCCACTAGCCGTTGCAGTTCTTCCGTTGTGATGGTCATTTGGTCATTCCCACATACACCGCACACCAATATCCAATAGTCGCACCAATATGATACGCCAGTGAAAAATCCGCGTTAATCCACGTTAAAGTCATAGCCAATGATAGACCGATTAAGACGCCGATGTATCCGTAAATCGCTGTTTTGATGGTCATTTGCCGACCCGCCCAACGACAAAGCCAAAAGTAAACCAGAACAAAGAAATAGGCGTCAGCCAATAAACTTCCATCATCACTTCACCTCAATTGCGCTGCGGAAGGCGGCGAGGGCGTTGGCAAGCCGTGTGTCCTGAACCATGTGCTTTGGCCACGACGCCAGATCCTCGGCAGTAGCATCCGCCAACTCACCAGCCGCTAGAAGGGCGGTTTCGATGTCTGGAACCCGGGCGATGCGGCGGGCGTTGGTTTGGCAGTTAACCTCCACGCAAACCGGGTCGGTCACCATCACATCTGAATCAACCTGACCAGATAGAGGGAATGCCATTTCGATATCGCTAAGGGCGTGGCATACCCCGACACCATACTGCATTGTATCGCCGTGTGCCTCGTACGCCCACGGCCCCGGCGTCCCCGCCTCACGATCTGCTTTGATGTGGTCTAGTAAATTCACGCTGTATTCCTCCTATGTCCATTCCACATTACTAATCCCAACCGCTTCTATCACCTTCGCACAGATAACGCAAGGCTTAGCGTTCACCGGCTCACCCTTTGCGTTGTACCGTTCCACGCGAATACTCCAAGCCCGGCTGATGTCCCGTACCTTTAGGATTGCCGCGACTTCTGCGTGAAGGTACTGCTTATGAGGCAATCCACACAACGAAGCATACTTAGCCTGCAAGGGATGCGTCTTATCGTATGAGTTACACGCCATAGCAAGTACACGGCCTTTTCGGTCGCGGATCGTTGCTATGACGTGGTGTCGTTTGCGGGGCATTAACCCGCCGCCTCAATCCGATCCATCATGAAACTGCTCCTCAATCGCCCAGCAAAAGAAAAAGATACATACGGAGGTTAGGATTTCGTACCAGTGGATTACTGCGCCCATCTGACTAACTCCATACCATCCTTTACCACAACCGTATTAATGCCGTCAATATCAATAGCACCAATATGGGTATCTGTTTCTTTGATGATATCAGCCCAATATCCATAGGCGAATAGGTAAACCTGCTTACGCATCAAATCATCTCCAAATCACAATCCCGATAACTGTTTACCTCGCCGTTATCCCAGCGAACGCACACGATAAACTCATTATCCCACGGCGTATAGTTTGCGTCGATAGTGCCAGTGATGCCGTGCGGATTTTCTGGCTCGTCATCGTACACAGACTTACCGGTTTCGCTAAGTTTAACTCGCATTACATTTCCTCCAATTCGCCCAGCTTGTCCAACTCTGCCGCCCGGTCGATCATGTCGAGAAGGGCGCGGGGGCGGCGGATGCGATAGCGGATGATGCGTTCGTAATCGGAATCCCAATCCCAAGACGGGCCACCCTTTGCGACCCCTTCCCATTGGCTTTCCCAAAACTCATGCACAACCCGCACATACATCCCCACGCACGGACACCCCTTGCCGTCATGCTCAATCCAATCGCCCCACTCACCGCTCATTCATCATCTCCCTAGCCTTGTCAAGATCACACCCGCACGATAGCAGGGCGAGTACCCATAGGATGTGTTTCACGTTTTCACCCCATTAGCCTTGTCACACATTTCTTGCGCAATAGGATGAAACACCATACCAGCAGTATCGTGGTCATCATACAAGCGGATCAGTAGCGCCCGCGTCATGTCGCAATCGCCCCACATGACCTTGGAAAACATGCTGTCGATACGTTTAACGTGGTATTGCATGGTGTTGCTCCTGTGTCTACGCCGCGTTGATACCACGCCCTGATTTGCCTGTCAAGCGCCTTCTGCTACACTATCGCCTATGCATATCAATGACGGCCTCACATCACTGGTTACTGGCATGGGGACTGACCGCGACAAGAGCGAGAGTGTCACCTATACCTTGCCGACGCACGACCGCACGCAGGAGTACGTCGCGGCGTATCGCACGTCATGGCTTGCGCGGCGCGTTGTGGATCAGGTGGCCGAGGACTGCTTTCGAAAAGGCCGTGCGTGGCAGGCTGAGGCGGATCAGATCAGTCGTATTGAGGCTACGGAAAAGCGGATTGGATGGCTTAAGAAGTCTGAGCGCGCATTCCAACTTGGGCGACTGTATGGTGAGGCTTATCTCTATATTTCGATTAAGGGCGATGAAGATCGCACGGATGAACCGCTAGACCCACGGCGCGCCAAGAATGGCGGCATTTCCCGTATCGTTCTGCTGACAAAGAATGAGATTGCGGAAGGGCCTATTCAGACCGACCCGCTGCAAGACGGGTATGGGGAGCCGCAATATTACGAGGTTATGTCAACCGCTGAATTGCGGCGCATTCACCCGTCGCGGCTGGTGAAATTCAAGGGTAAAGAGCTTCCGCAAGACTACGTTTTCGGTTCGGAAAGTGAAAGCGTACTAGCGTCAACCCTGCCTGCTATTAAGCGTTATGATAGCATTATTCATAACGTCTCTGGAATGACGCATGACGCGCGTGTGCGTATTCTGTACATTCAGAACCTTGCCAAGCTGCTAGAGGACAGCGAAGGCGAGACGCAAGTATTGACGCGCGCCCGTGTGTTCAACATGGGCCTTAGCAATATGAGCATGGGCCTGCTGGACGCGGGCGATCCTAATATTTCAGATGACAAGGGCGAGCGGTTAGACCAATCCACGACTTCGTTTGCTACCTTGCCTGACGTTATCGAAAAGGCACAAGAGGACGCCAGCGCTGCCGCTCGGATGCCGCGCGCTATCCTGTTTGGCACTGGTGCGGGTGGTCTTGGCGCTACTGGTGATCTTGAGCTTAGCGCGTATTACGATTACGTCAACACGCTGCAATCCAATGAGTTGCAACCAGCTATGTCGGTGCTGGATGAATGCATTATCTGGGATGCTCTTGGCGCTCGTCCTGCTGAAATCCATTACAATTGGAATAGCCTCTGGCAACAGTCTGACAAAGAACGCGCGGAATTGGCAGACAAGATTTCGTCCAGCGTGCAGAAGCTAATTTCCAGCGGCGCAATTCCCGCCGAGGTTATGACGCAATCGGTTATTAATGCGTTCACTGAGAATGGCGTGTTCCCGGGGCTAGAGGGGCATTATTGGGACTGGATCGACGCGGGCGGAACGCTAGGCGAGGAAGGGCAGGAGGAAGACAATGACATCAATCCCGCAACTGCGTAAAGACATTAACGACCTGCAAGAAAAACTGCGCGCGGCTGAGGCTGAGATTAAGCGGCTGCGTGATTTGCCGCCTGTGGAAGTGGTGCGCGAGGTTAAAGTGCCTGAGCGCGTCGTTAAGGTGGTGGAAAAGGAGGTGCCGGGGCCTGAGCGCGTTGTTTATCGTGACGGTCCTGAGCGCGTGGTGGAAAAGCGGGTAAACATCCTCGGCCCGGAGCGCATCGTCTACCGCGACGTAATCAAGGAAGTGCCCAAACAAGTTACCAAGGTTATTACCAAAACGCAGGACAGCGAAGAGACTACAAAAGCGCTCAAATCGGCTATCGACAAGATCAAAAGACTTGAATCCGATCTAGCGAAAAAGCCTGCCGTTGAATACCGAGACCGCCCCGTTGATGTGCCGCGCGTGGTGATGAAAACCATAACCGTGGAAAAGGACAGTGACAAAACAATTGCAGCGCTAAAGAAAGCCCGTGCTGAAAATAAAAAGCTAAAGGCCGCTTTGGACGAAGCTAGATCGGCAGTTAAGACGGAAGTAAAAACCGTTGAAATCCCGGTTGTACAATACCGCGATAATCCAGAACATATTACGATGATCCGCAAATTGCAAGGTAGAGAATAATGGCAGTCACACTTGAAGTAAACGCTCGTAACGCTGCGGCTGATGCTGTTGCAGGTCTTCTTGATGGGGGCACTATTGAGTTTCAGACAAGCGGGAACGTAGAGGTTGCAACTGTAACGTTCGGTACTCCTGCGTTCGGGTCGGCGGTTGGTGGTGTTGCCACGGCCAATGCTATCACGGAAGATAGCTCAGTTACGGGAGGGACTATCGCTAAGTACGTCGCCAAGACAAGCGGCGGCGATGCTGTGCTAACTGGAACCGTGACGACTATCGCGGTTGGGACTGGTGATATTACACTGTCTTCTGTGGTACTTGTGGCGGATGAAACACTTCGGCTTGACGGCTTTACGGTAACTGCGCCCGCTAGCTAATGCCAATCCTGTTTTCACCCTCATTCACGATCTACATTGCCAATGGTAGCGGCGGGGCGAGTGTTCCATCCGTCACGACCGCTGGCACTGGCTATCGCGAACTATTCGGCTCCGGTGGCGCTGTCATGCCCGCCGTTGAAACGGATGGTGAAGGGTACAAAGAGGCGTTCGGGGCAGGTGGTGCACCGATGCCTGCCGTTACGGCGAGCGGCGGTGATAGGCTGGTATTCGGCGGTAAGGTTTTGGTGCTGGGCGCACGCCCTTATGATCCGCTGGTTTGTGTGGATGCGGTGTTTGACGATACAATTGAGCTAACTGCTATTTGGCGGAAATGCTCATGAGTAATTACGGACACCTTTATCTACCCATGCAATCAATAAAAGTCCCGAAGCATAACGATGCTCGGTTGATTTTTACTGTGCGCGATGAAGAGGGCCAGCTTGTTGATATTAGCGGGGCAGAAGAAATTGTATTTGCCGTTTGGGATGTGCCGAAAGAATTGGGCGGGGCTGTTCAATTCAGTAAAACGCTGACGGATGGCGATATTACAATTCACGGCAATGGATATAAATTCACGGTCTGGGTTTTCAGGAATGAAAGTGGCGCATTGACTAAACGGCTTAATTACTTCGAATGCGATATTCTGAATGACGATCCTGCAAACGAAAACGGTAGTAAAAGAACAGTGGCCGCTGGACTTTTCCGCGCTGAAAACACATCTAATTGGAGCATTGAATAATGTCGCTTGTGCCTTGGAATGAAACAGTAACCGACGATCTGGGCAACGTAATTCCAGAGCCGGTTGTAACTGTCCGCGTTAATGATGGGTCAACATTCCCGCTTGCCGATATTTACGACGCTTCCGGTGACGCACTTAGCAACCCCATTACGGGCGGTCTTGACGGGTTCGTGCAGTTTTGGGTTAAGCCCGGCGCTTATCAGATTGTGGGAAATAAGGGCGGCTCTGAATCGCAGCCGAACTATTGGGACGCGGTAGACCTGACCGTTACGCAGCCTTATGCTAACCGGGCGGCGGCTGTTGCGGCTTGGGCTGCGCGGGCGAGCGACGTGACCAAGATTAGCTGGTATTCGGCGCAACTCCCATCAACTGACGCTGTAGTGCTGTCTGTTGTGTATTCGGATGGCGCTACGGCTATCTCTGATATGGCGGATGCTGTTCCGGATGGTGATGCATTTGCTTACCATTGGGCGGAAAATACTACGCCCGGAACCACGGATATGACCGCTGCAATTCAGGCGTGCCTTGCGGCTGGATATGTCGTTAACATTCGCGGTAATAACGCATTCTCTCAGCGTCTTGATTCTGATGTTGATTACGCTGGTATCCGTGGCCGTAATCGTGACATTGATTACCTGCAATGCCTTGCGAGTGGGTTCAACTCCACGCTTGCTGCGGCGGCTAAGGGCACCAATAACGTACTGATTGACGCGAGCGGCACAGATGGTCCCGTGTTTGAGAATTTCGGTATCCGTTGGCATAGTACGCCGGGGTATCATCTGAAATACGGCATCATCGTTGATGCTTGCGATAGTCCTGTGGTTAAGGGTCTTTCTTTCACCGGCATCCCGACCGGCAAAATGGTTGCGGGCTCCACCTGCACTGGACGCCCTGTTGCGCGAGATATTATCGCTACGGATTGCCAGAACCCGACTGTGTTTGCGGATGGTACGGGCGTTCTGACACAATGCACTGTGGTTGAGGTGGACGAGGACACCGTTGGTGTTGCTTGGGATATTCAGAATATCACCGGGATCAACATGGGCAACACGGGGGCCGCGCTGGCCGCTTGGGGCACTCAAGCCGATGTGGTCAATGTCAAGAAGGGCGTCGGGCACCACATCTTTAATGTCTGGGGCAAGAACGTTGGCGAGGTCGTCGATTGCTTCGCGCACCACTGCACGGGTGGTAACTTCTTTGGTGAAGATTGTGAGGGGTCAACCCTTAAGCTGATCCATGGCGCTCAGTATAACGTCTTCAATAACGTGCAAGGCATCAACAACGAATACCAAGCCGTTTCGATTTCCGAGGGCAATGGCGGGTACTTGAGTACCGCAACGGCATATAACCTTGTGACAGGGGTTGTGTCGGTTGGCATTGATCCGAACGATAGCAAGGGGGCAACCTACACCACGGCATGTGTGCGCTTTGACGGTGGCGGGGCTGGCGTCGGCTGCTTTGGTAATCGCGTTGAAGCCGTTCACCTTGACCCCGGGACTTATGGCGAATGGGCGGTGTTCGCGGAGGTGGATGCAGAAGATAACGTGTGCATCGTTCAGACCATGGAAGCGGGAGTATCTGGCCGTGTCGCTGGACCTGTTCTCGTCCCCCGCAGTGAGACTAATGCAAACGGTACTTTTGTCATTGACGAGCAGGGATTTATGACTTGCTTCTATGAAATGGACATTAGTGCAGAGGCGGTTACTACTGCCGATGGTTCCTTGTTCAGGACTGGCGAAATCACATGGACATACCCAAAGGCGTACCCGTCTGGTAGTGAGCCAATCGTCAACGCCAACTGGCAACGCGGCGCTGATATTTCAGGCGGGGCTAACGTCCGAGGGAACTTTGCGACTACGGCTAGGCTTGTTGCGTGGGCCGCTACGTCAATTCCTGCCGCGAACGCCAAATCCCTAATGCTTCACGCCTACGGCCCTGCTTTGTAAAATGAGGCGCATTAATATACGATATGAGCATGAATAGATTTACCGATGCCCTGATTAACGTAACGACTAAAACCCACAAGGATGGGTATAAGATCGTTCGTGCCAATGTGGCTAGGACGGGCATTCAAAGCTATACTCGGGCGGAACTCGGTGACGCTGCGCCTATGGGTGATCCTAAAGACGTGCTGAAAATCTACCGCCCGCATGATGAAGTGTTCTCGGACGCTGCGCTTAATGGCTGGGCGCATGTTCCGGTTACGCTGGATCATCCTGACGAATTGGTCACGCCGGATAACTACGCGGAATACGCGGTCGGTGAGGTATCGTCAAGGGCGCGTGTGGGTGATGATGGCTGGCTAGGTCTGGAATTCATTGTCAAGGATAGGCGCGCTATGGATGCGTCCGTCACGACGCATAAGCAATATTCAGGCGGATACACGGCTGATATTGATTTTACGCCGGGTGTAACGCCTGACGGAAAAGAATATGACGGGGTACAACGAAACATCAACCCCAACCATCTTGCGCTAGTCCCACGGGGGCGGGCGTATGGCAAGGACGCGGCTGACAACGTGTCTAAGAACTGGGGCGCAACGCCTCTAACCGTAACTGACAATGAGGATGAAGAATTGAATATTGTCAAGATTATGGTCGGTGACAAGGCTATTAGTGTTGATGCCTCGGACGCTGACAAATTCAAGGCCATTCTGGATGCACACGCGGCAGAAGTGGAAGGACTGAAAACAGAACTGGCTGCTGTCAAGATTGAGGCTGCCGACGCTAACAAGCTGGTTAAGTCGGATGAGGAAATCGCCAAGCTGGTAGACGCGGCTGTTCTTGAACGCGCTACGGTTGCTGATAAGGCCCGTGAACTGGTCAAGGATTACGACGCTACCGGCAAGGACGCTATGACCATGCGCAGGGAAGTCATCGCTAAGGTCTATGGCGATGAAGCTGTTGCGGACCTGACCACGGACGCGGAAATCAAGGCTGCGTTTGCTGTTGCTCGGTCGGTTGCTAAGGCTGATCCGGTGTTGGATGCGATGAAAGAAAAGACCAAGAAGAAATCTGCTTGGGAAGGTATGTACAAAGAAAAGGATGAGAAATAATGGCTACGCTTACTGAGGGCGCGCGTACCGCCGAGTTTCTGCAATCGGAAGCGAATGGTTACCGTTCGCGCGAAGTGCAGGCTTTTGATAGTGACACCGATTGGGGCGATGCCGCCATCCCTGCCGGTCAGGTTTACGCCATTGTGGGTGGTGCTGCTGTCGCTTGGGATGGTGACGCTACTGACGGTTCGGAAGATGCTGCTGGCATTCTTTACGAGGGCGTTGATGCGCTGGCGGCTGTTGACCGCACTGTGATTGTTCGTGACGCGGAGGTCAAGCGGTCCAAGCTGACTTTTGACGGCACTAATGCTGAGCTTGACGCGACCCTGCTTGCGCTTAATATTGTTGTCCGCGATTAAGGAGTTCTAACGTGGCTACTATGGACATTTTTAAGGCTGATGCCTTCTCCATGTTTGAACTGTCTTCGACGGTTGAAAAGATGGACTATAACCCGCAAATGCTGGGTTCGATGAACCTGTTTACCCCTAAGCCGGTTCGCACTAAAAACGTTTGGGTTGACCGTAAGACCGACACTCTGAACCTTATTGGTTTCTCTGAGCGCGGTTCTGCGCCTGAGCAAAACAGCCGCTACAGCCGCGACATGCTGGGCCTTACCATCCCCCGCCTTGCGGTTCAGGATACCGTCTGGGCGCATGAGGTTGCTGGCCTGCGTGAGTTTGGCTCCGAGACCGAACTGATGAGCGTTCAGCGCGAAGTTGCTGGCCGTCTGCAAAGCATGCGCCAGAAGATGGAGTACACCGAGGAATACCTGCGCCTTGCTGCTATTCAAGGTCTTGCTCTGGACCCGGCTGACGGTTCGACGTACTACAACTACTACACCGAGTTTGGTGAGGCGCAGGACACTGCGACTTCGTTTGAGCTTGATCAGGACGGTACTGATGTTGCGGGTATCTGTCGCACTCTGCAACGCTCTATTCAGCGTTCGGCTAAAGGCGCTTGGGTTGTGGGTCGGTCGCGTGTCGTCGGCCTTGTGGGTGATGCGTTCTATGATGCCCTTATCAAGCATCCCAACGTAGAGAAATTCTGGCTGAACTGGCAGGCTGCTGCTGAAATGCGCGGGATTGATCCGTTTACCGAATTCACCTTCGGCGGGATTACCTTCATCAACTATCGCGGTTCGGACGATAACTCGGAAATCGCAATCGGCGTTAACGATGCTAAGTTCTTCGTTGATGGTGGTGATGGTATCTTTGTGAAGGCGATGGCACCGGCAGATGAATTCATGCCGTACGTCAACACTCCGGGTCAGTCGGTCTACGCCGTGCAGGAACTAGATGCGGCTTTCGCGCAAACCCCGCGCTTTGCCAAGTATCACGTCCACGCCTATCCGCTGTATTATTGCCAGCGCCCCGGCACGCTGCGCCGTGGTACGCTGACCTAATCCGGTTGGTATTTAAGAATAGGCCCCGCTGTGATGGCGGGGCTTTTTTTGTTAGTACGACGCCATGCCATACATCCCGCACCTAAACACCATCCTCCTACAAATCCCTAAATCCGGCTCATCTAGCCTAGTCAAGGCTGCATCCACGCTAGGCCCCATGACACATCTAGGCCACATTCGCGCGTCTGCATATCCCATGACTGCCAGCCGTATCATTGCCGTTGTGCGTGATCCTATTGACCGGCTAGTGAGTGCGATTAATTACTATTATCCGGCTGGTGACGTCGATAGCGTGTGCCGCCATATCCTGCGGTACCGCACGGAACAGGCCGCATTCAAGCCACAAGAATGGTTTATGGATATGCCGGGGATTGAGGTATATCCTATTGAGCGAATTTCTGACGCTTTGGCAAGTATCGGGTATGTTGACCCGGTGCCTCGCGAGAACGCATCAAAGAAATGGATCACCAAGGCGGACGCAATGGAGAGCCGGGTTTTTAGGAGGTTGTGCGGTCAGTATTCAAACCTGTCGCGCATCGCCTGAACCTTCCCATTCGGGACGCCATGCACATTGGAAAAGTCACCCTGACAAACAATCACCGTAACTTGCGCGCCGTGTTTTTTCGCCATATCAAAATAAGGCTTCATTTCCCATTTCCGCGTGAACGTGTTTGAGACAGCAACGTTGTGGCCGACAGTCAAGGCAACATCAACGGCGCGCTGACACTGGTCATGGCAGAAAGACAATTTAGACGGGTCAAACTTGTAGTTGCCGTCATGATCAATCATCATCATGTCCGCCTCAAAATAGACGTCAATCATCCCGCTATCGTTCATCTTTTCCGCAAGCGTAGTCTTTCCGCTGCCGGGAACGCCGCGAATGATATACAAGTCAGCCATACCTGCCTCCATTTGCTGCACCCCACACCACTACACCCCCTCGCTTTGCCTGTCAACACCTTTTTTGCTACACTCTAGGCAAACTATACAGAGGACGATATAGATGGCTCTTGAGACGGTACGGGTTGCGGTTAGCGCGGCTGATTATGTGCAGATTGGCGATAACGTGACGGCGCTCACGGCCACGGAAACGCTTGTGGGTGGTATGCGGATTTACATCGTTGCGACTGGCGGCACTGCCCCAGCTAGTGCTGCTCATGCTAGCTATCAGCACTGGGACGGAGAATATAGCTTCTCAGGCCCTGCTGCTGACGTGTATGTCTTGTCGCCTAACGGGGCCACTACGGTTGGCGTGGTTCGTTCGTAATGGTTAGGTTTGTCTCTCCAGTAGCGGCTGCATCTTGGACGGGATGGGGAAACTACGTCGATACGCAATACACGTCTGGATCGCCGCAGCTTATTGCGGCTGACACTGATACGCTGGTTGCCAATAACGCAGGGTCGGTTATTGAAAGTCAACTTCCTGCTGATGTTACGTCGTTCTATGATGGTTCTGTTATTACGGGTCAGAATGGAGATGCCCTGCTGATTACCATTGACGCCAAGGTTGTGCCGACTAGCGCTAACACGACTTATATTGAGTTCTGGTTTGATATTGGCGGATCTATTGGCGAACTGTATCGCCGACCCATCACGTTCCCTAAAGGTCAGGGCGAGATTAGAACGATGGTAATTTCCACTGGCGTTTATACGCTTGATACATGGGAAGGTAATGGCGCTACGGTCTATTGCCGCGCTAACGGGACTGCAAGCCTTTATGACGTGCGGTATGTTATCACTAGGACGCACAAAGCCCGATGACGCGGTTTAACAGTAACTATCCGCCACTGAAATTGATGACCGATGCGGACGGAGATAATGCCCGAATTCGCGTTGATGTTGGGCAGACTGGTTTCTTTGATGGGCGCGAGTTTCGGACGTTTCGCCGGATTGCCATTGCTAACGGTGGGACGCTAGTTGTCAAGGCTGTAGTTCCGGTAGATGTAATCTTGTTTGATTTACGTCTAGAAATGGTTGACGGTTGGGCAGATGTTGAAACACGGATTGGCGGGACTGAGGGAGGCACATTCTCTGAAACACTTCCGATTATCCCGCGCAATTCCATGTCTGTAGCACCGGCATATTCACCAGTCGTGGCAATTACTGCGGGCGGTACACATACAGGCGGAACGGTTCTTGATGCTTTTGCTGGGCGTGCTGCGTCTGCAACAGCACAGATTGCGAGCGTAGGAAATGGGCTGACTGATGAGCGCGGCATTCCGGCAGGAACATACTATTTTGTCTTAACAAACCCCGGTAGCGGCCCTAATGCGGGCATTTTCCGGGCATGGTGGGAGGAAAGACCATAAATGGCGTTGGTAATTGAAAATGGCACTGGCGTTACGGGTGCAGACAGCTACGGAACGCGAGCGGGTTTCATTCTGCATGTGGCGAATTACTATGGCGGTACGGTAGCAGATGAAGACGCTTCGGATGTACCAATGCGGGCTGCGTTTGCGTACCTGAACGGGCTTAAGTGGAAGGGTGCACGAACACTAGGCCGGTCGCAGGTTGGTGCGTGGCCTCGGTCTGACGTGGTAGATTGCGATGGTAACGCGATTGCCGACGATGAAATCCCGGATGAGGTTATCGCGGCTCAGTATGACTTGGCATGGGCAGAACTTAGCGCGCCGGGTGTTCTGTCGCCTTCGTACCGTCTGGCAGATGCGGCAATCACCATGGAGAAGGTTGGGGAAATCCAAGTGGGGTATGATGCCAGCCGGTATGCGGCATCGTATGAGGCCATGCAGACCCGTGTTGAAGCTGCCATGCGCAGGATTGACTGTTTCGTGCGCGGGACTGCTGGTGTGCGTTCGTTTGATGCGCGGGTGGTGTGAAAAAGGCCCCCAATGGGGCCTAAATCATTCCGCGAGATCGGTGATAGCGTTGATGACCTCTAGTCGGCTATCAATCAAATATGGTTCCTCTGAGAACTCTGAAATCTTACGGTCTCGCTGTTCAGGGTTAAAGTGACGCACGACTTTAACTTCCATCTGGTCGCCTGATGCCGTTTTTGCGAATCCATCTTTCAAGCCATTGTCAGTCAACGCTTTCCAAGTTGCAGCATCAATCGCCGCAAACTCACGGCGGCGGTAAATCCAGCCAGCAATGGAACGAGAAACAGACTTGCCGCCAATCTCGATTTCAACAATCGTATTGATGTTAGTCTTATTGATACGTTCAAGAAGATCAACGGATTGCACTGAAAGATCATTGCAGGATTGTAGCCACTCCTTGACCTTTGCCTCAGGATTATCATATTGAGACGTTTCGTAAGAAAGACGAGCAGCATTCTTGGCAATCTTCTGACGAAGATCATCAATCTTGCGGCGATTGTCTTTCACTTTCTTCATAGCCTCTACGATCTTCATTCTTTCCTCCTGATAAAAATAAAGCTAACCCGACAAGGGAAGCTAGGATTGACCATGCAGCAACGGCGAACAACTTGCCTAGATTTTAGTTGCGTTCTTCACAATTGAAACTATCACCTTGCTCAAATTGAGACTTACCACTTAACACTTTACCCTTGCGGACTTGTGCCAGTAGGTATGGCGACCTTCCATTTTGCGAAACCATGATGACGCACATGGTGAGCGGTTGCTATTGGTTTTGTCTCCTTGCGTTTAGCTGATAAACTATATGACACACCCGAAACCACATGTCAACACCCCTAGGAGATTTTTTTATGCCACTCTATGACCGTATGCGAGGCACGGCTGGACGGCTACTGGAAAAGTACAATCAAGGCGTTGTCGAGATCGGGGTGTCGACCACGGTTGCTGGCGCGAACGAATGGGACCCTCCGACCGTCACGACGACATGGACGCGGATTGACGCGGTGGTTAGCGGCGTGTCGCAAAAATACGTTGACGGCACTACGGTGCTTGCCAGCGATAGGCAAGTGCTATGCCAAGGCGTGGTCGATATGGAAAATAACGACATGATCCGCATCGACGGTGACGTTGTGTCTGTCGTGCGGATCATTAATTATAAAGGGGCTGGGGAGCCGGTGGCCTCGGTGTTTATTGTGCGCTAGGCGGTTCGGGAAGTGGTTGCCAGTGGGTTGGTGTGTCTGTAACTCTCATCCCTGAAATGTCATTGTGATACCAGCATGTTTCATACCATCCTTCTGGGTAGTAATACGATCCTGCATCCTCATTCCAGTCGCACCACTCTTCTTCGAAATTTTCACAATAGGCTTCCCAAGAAAATTTATCGCAGTACTCTGCTTTGATAATTCTTTGATGGCCGTATTGATCTTTCAGGAAGATAAGGCATGTTTTGCCATGCGGCGCTGTTTCAATCGGTTGCCATTTGGTCATTCTTTGCATCCTTGGCGGTTTGGTTGGGTTAGACTAGTTCCGACAATGCATCGCGCGCATGCCAGAGGTCATCATATGCAGTTTGGCAGTTATCGCGCAATTGTTCTGCGTTGCTGATAATGTCATCAATACGATCACGCTCTACACCAACGCGATCCATTGCTAATTGAATTTCCTTAATCAACTCGCTAATATCCATTCCTCTTTGCGCCTCCACGCTTTCTGTGCTATACGTTCACCATGCCTAGCACACCCGCACCAGTCAGTCAATACCTAAAAGACGCCATGTATGAGCGGCAAATTGCGGACCTCGTGCGCCTGTATGAACCGCGCATCCGTAACGCGTTCTTGACCGCTATGCAGGACATTCGCAACCGTGCGCAGATGGGCCAGTTAAGGGATGCGCTGCGGTCCGGTGATATTAACGCGGCGGTCAATGCGCTGAATATTGACCCTGCTGCATATGCACGTTTACAGGCCATCATTCTGGAAGTGTACTCACAATCCGGCTCGCTGACCATCCAGTCTAACACATGGATTTACCCGGATGGTACGCGGGCAGTGGTGCGGTATAACAGCCTGTCGCCGCTTGCTGAGACGTATGCTAGGAACCTGTCTGCGCGTCTGGTGGTTGGCCTGTCAACGGAAGCGCAAGCCGTAGCGCGTGACGTGATCGCTGACGGGTATGCTCTAGGCAGGCCACTTGACCGTATCGCGCGTGACCTTGTGGGGCGCATTGGCGCTAATGGGCGGCGCACTGGCGGGGTTGTGGGGCTTGATCCGCAACAGATGCAATGGGTGCGCAACCTTCGCGAATACCTGTCAACCGATCCTTCCCGCGCGCTGGGGATGAAACTCAATCCAAGAGACCTAGCATTCATCCGCCGCATCATCGCTGAAAGCCGGACGTTGACGCAATCCCAGATTGACGCGCTGCTTAGACGGTATGAGAACAATCAACTCATGGTACGCGGTCTGCGTATTGCTCGCACGGAAACCATTGGTGCAATCGAACAAGGCAAGTTTGACGCGTGGCGGCAAGGGCTAGAAAAGACCGGCGTTCCTGAGCAGTTCCTAATCCGCACATGGCGACACACTGGACGTTCCATGATTGACCGTGTACAGCATATGTTTATCAGCGGCACACAGGTTAGGGGTCTATCTGAGCCGTTTATCATGCCGGATGGGGCAGCGTTAAGGTATCCCCATGATACGGAATTGGGGGCCGGGCCTCACCAGATTATCAATTGTATGTGCCGCGCGGATTACAAGCTGGATAAGAAGGGGTTGCGCGAATGGTACGGATGAGGGGTGGAAACCTCGGCACTAGTCGCGGTTTTTTACAGTCCGTCCGAAAATGGACAAAGGAAACAACGGAACGAAGCGAGGAAGCGTTTCAGTTAGGGATGCTTGATTATTTCATTGCGCTTCGTGATGCAACACCTATTTTGACGGGGTTTCTGCGGTCTAGTCTCACGGCTGGGAAGAATGGCGTAATCCCCGCTGGACCTAATGCCGCTTATGGGTCGGTGTACAATGACCAGCGCGCACTTGATGTTATAGGTTCATTGAAGCTTGGCGATAAATGCACAATGGTTTATCAAGCCAACTATGCGATGCGCCAGAATTATGGCTTCCACGGGGTGGACAGTCTCGGCAGGCTGTACAGCCAGCCCGGCAAATTTTGGGTGGAAAGCGTTGGCGCGCGTTATCGCAGCATCATGCGCAATGCCGCATCCAGATTGTTTAACAGTGCTATGGGAAGGTAATGGCTGCTGGGGCGGGGATCGAACCCGCGACCATCCGATTAACAGTCGGACGCTCTACCATCTGAGCTACCCAGCAAGTAAGATTAGAACAAGTCCGATCTTAGCTCTTTTACCTTAGCAATGCAAAACCGCTGCAACGCACGGAAGTCAATACGCGGGTTCTTATGTTTCTTCAGAATATCCCAAATTTCCTCGGTGATAAGATCATGCCAGACCATACCGAGAAGTTGCGGGATCATCTTGCTATTCCAGCCGAAATTTTGGGCTTCAATCTTGGCGTGAGTTTTATCGACAAGATGCTTGGTGACGCAATCGTTGACAATGATTTCCTCGACGCAAAGACCGCCAATCTCAGCCGCGCCCATCGCCGCAACGTGCATTTCCTTGAATGCCGTGGTAACGATCTTCGCCCACACGACGCGGCCATACTTGTTTTCAAAGTCGTAGTTCTTGATAACGACACCTTCGCCAATACCTTCACCGTCCTTAATGGCAAACGTGTTGTGGTCAAGGCATTGCAGGTACTTATCAAAGCTGCCGTTTTTGACGATGGCGATTGGCGTTACAAAGTCAAGGCCATGCCGCTCGATGCCATCCTTGTAATCGTCATACGGGATAAACCGCCCGTCCGCGTGGTCGAAAACATCAAACACATAGAACCGACGCCAAGCGTCGTCGCGGTACGTTTTCAGACTATGCGGGACAAGCCATTCACCGTAAAGCGTATGGTTCGGATGCGACGTAAGGTACTGTTTGATATTCTGCTGATCAATCGCCCAATTCATAAACCCGGCGTTGTCAGCATCAACGGACAGAACACGGTTCCGCGAACCGCATCCGATAGAGCCATCCTCATTCAGCCAAACCTGTGCATTGGTGCCGTCAAGTTTCGGAAACACAAGAGTTTTACCCACTTCAATGCCATCAACTTCATCAGAGCCAAAACGCTCAAGATGCATGTACTTAACAAACTGTGTCATAGTAACCTCCTATTTGACACGCTATCCTTACACTATGACAATTCGCCTGTCAATCCCCATCGGAGCCAATAATGCCACTAATCACAAACCTAGACGCGAAAATCTACGCCGCCCTACGCGACCGCCTCGCATCCATGTCAGGCGGCTACTACATCAGCGAACCGGGCGAGACATATGACCCGCCTGCAAATACCGCGTTCTTGCTAACGGATGACGTGCGGTTTGATCCGTCGCGCGAGTACGTTACAACAGACGCGCCAGACTTTCATCGTGGTACATTCATGGTGTCAGTCCTCACGCCGATGACTTGGACGCATATGCAGCGCATGGGCGTGGTTGGCTTGATCCGCGCGCATTTTCCTAAAGACTTGCGGCTGACATATTCAGACCTAAACGTGAAGATACGCGAAACCCCATTTGTCGCAGGTTCCGCGTATCGTGATGACGCGATTGGTATGATGCGGTTGCCGGTTGAAGTCAGGTGGTGGGCTTGGGGGTGAGTTGCGCCAGTGCGTTTGCGAGGATAGCGGCTTGGTTGTAGTCGCCCTTGGATAGCGCGTCCTCGGTCATGGCGCGCAGTTGGGTGATGTGGTCGGGTGTGGTGGGTTCGGGGTCGGTGTAGGGTTCGATGTTGTCGCTTGAAATAGAAAATGTGTAACGTCCATTATCACAAAGGATATCTAAAGGCCATCTTGGATTATCGTAAACCCTAAAAACAGTACATATGTCATTATTCATAAACCGAGCATGTGGCCGAAGTCGCACACGATCACCAACCTTGTACTCACTCATGGCAAAACCTCCTATGTTCTATGCCTGCTTTGCTAGATAGCACGACCACGGGTATACTGTCAAGCATGAAATTCTAACTTAGCGAAGGAAAGAGGATGGCCGATACTGGCATCAAACGCGAGAGTAAACTGTACATTTGCGCTACTGCCCAAGCGGCTGACCTTAACCTTGCGGGGTTTGAGGCGCTTACTTGGGTGGAAATTGGCAACGTGGTAACGCTGCCTGACTTCGGCGTGACGGACAATATCGTATCGCAGGACTACATCGGTACTGACGTTAGCCAAAAGAAAAAAGGCTACCGTATGGCGTCGGACACTGAAATTGTGGTCGGGCGTGACTACGAAGACACGGGCCAAGATGCGCTTCGTACTGCTGCAGGGACGCGGTTTAACTATGCGTTCAAGCTGGAAAGCGCCGATGCTCCTAGCGCACTGTACACCAACACCATTCGGTATTCGCGGGGTATCGTGGGTGGTCCTAACTTCACCGGCGGTGGCGGTGAGGATTTCGACAACGAGACGTTCCAGCTTGGCCTAAACCAAGCGCCTATTGTGGCTGATCCGGAGCTTATCTAAATAAACTAAGGAGGTTACTTTGACTGATATTAGCAACCTGTTCAAGCAGGATGATGCTGTTTTTGATCTGGAGATTAAGGGGCGTGATCCTGAGACGGGCGAAGAAGTGGGGACGGGCATTGTTTGGAAAATCCGCTCCGTTCGTAACCCTGACGCCATTGCGATTGCGGAACGCAAGCAGAAAGAGTTGCTTGGCCGGAAGTGGGTTGCGGGCAAAGAGGTGACGGATGAAGACGGCGGGGAAGTGGTTGCCATGATTAGCGGCATCATTCCTAGCGACGAACAACTTGCTACGTGCGTTGTGGATTGGGATTGGGGCGATAAGAAGCTAGGTGATCTTGATACTAAATTCTCCCGCGCGAACGTTCTTAAGGTTATCACGTCCGTTGCAGAAATGAAGCGCCAGCTTGTCGCAGGGGTTGCCAAGATCACGGATTTTACCAAAGCGTAACGGCGCAATGCGTTCGTTACGCTGAACGGTGGGTTTATTGGGAAACTCATACCCATTGGGAAAAGCGCAAGGGTAGCGGTGAATACCACACACAGCGCAGCTATTATCAGGCATCTGGGCGCGGCGATAGGATTGAAGATTACTCGGTAAGCTGGGATGCTCAAAAATACGTTGATGTGTTTTGGGAGTTGCGCAGGTTCTACGGAAATGAAACGGCAATAAATCCAAGCATGATGGCGGATTATTGCGCGGATCGTGGCTTTTTGCTAGATCGGCATGAGCGCGATATAATCTATCGAATGGATAATGCGTATCGGTCAGCTTGGAGGGCGCGGCAGGCTGAAAACGAAAAGGCAAGGTTAGGTAAGAATGGCTGACGATATTGCGCGCCTTGGTTTTGAGATTGATAGCACTCAGGCTTTGAGTGCCGCGCGCAACCTTCTGACCATGGAACAGGCGGCGGGTAAGGCTGCTATTGGGGCTGCAAAGCTGGTCACTAGGTTCCGGTCTGCTGATGGTCGGTTTATCAGTAACGCCCGCGCTGCTGCTGATAACGCCCGCGAAATTGAACAACTTGCCGCTAAATACAATACTGCGCTATCTGCTGAGCTTGCATATGCCAATGCGCAGCAAGAAGTCGCGCGCGCTGTTCAATTGGGGGTGCTTTCAAGTCAACAGGCCGATGCGGCGCTAGAACAGTTGCAACAAGGCTATCTTGCAACGGGCGCTGCGGCTGGTGTTATGGGCACTCAGGTTGGTGCTGCGAACCGCCACATCCTGAACATGGGATTCCAGTTTCAAGATATCGCCATGATGATGGCGAGCGGGCAAAGCCCGCTGATCCTCGCCATGCAGCAAGGTACGCAGGTTGCAGGTATTTTCAATCAAATGAAGCTGGAAGGGCAATCTGCGTTTTCCGCTCTTCGTGGCGGCCTAATGGGGCTGGTTAACCCCACGTCTCTTGTGACGATTGGTGTTATTGCTGGCGCTGCGGCTCTTGGTCAGTGGGTTATTTCCGCAATCGGTGCGGGGGATGAAGCGGAAACACTAAGTGACCGCATGGACCGTCTTAGTGAATTGCAATCTGGACTGCAGCAGACTGGCGAAATCCTGCGTATGTCAGTTGAGGAATTGACGGAAAGATATGGCCAGTATGCGGAATCAGTCAGGCAGGCCGCGCAGGCTCTAAGCCAATTGCAGATTGCCGAGATCGAAAGAACCCTACGCGAACAAGCCGCTCTTGCTGCGGATGCGACACGGGAATATTACGCGCTTGCGGCGTCCGGGCCTGCTTTGCGTGATGCTATCTTGCGCATTGAGCAAGCGTTTGACGTAACGCGGGCGCAAGCGTTTGAACTTGAAGAAATCATGCAGGCTATCGGCACTGCGCGCACGTTTGATCAGCAAACAGCCGCATTGCGTCGGATGCAGGGTTTTATCGAGGCGAACAATATCTCAATGTCGCAATTGCCTGTCGGCATCCAAAACGCGTTGTCGGAAATGCTGCAATTGGAAATCAAGACGTCCGAGGCGGCTGTTACTGCTGAGCGGTTCCGGTCCATTTCGAATGGTGGCGCTTGGTTCACTAACGCTATTGACCGCGCTATTGTCCTGCGCGACGTTCTTCTAGAAGCGGCTGGGGCTGCATCTGCGGCGGCTAAAGAGCGCGACCCTAATCTATTGCTTGGTGAGACTGATCCATTAGGACTTGACGCTGGTGGTGGCGGTGGCACGGATCAACGGCAGTCGCAGCTAGATCAATTCATTGAAGGGCTGCGGACGGAATCCGAGGCGCTACAAGCATGGCGCACGGAACAGCTAGACTTGCTGGCGCAATACAATGAAAGCGAGCTTGCCGCGATTGGCGGGCATAACGAGGCGCGCCTTCGTATTGAGCAGGAATACCAAGACCGCATGGCGGAAATCAGGAGCGCAGAACGCGAAGAGCGTATGTCTGGTTATCGTACCATGTTTGGCGACCTGTCTAGCCTAATGCAAACGGAAAGCATGAAGCTATTCCGCATCGGTCAGGCGGCAGCAATTGCTAACGCGGTAATGGAAGGCTGGGAATCCGCTGTTTCCGCTTGGCGTTGGGGGATGAAGTTTGGCGGTCCACCACTTGCTGCTGCTGCATCTGCCGCATCGCTCGCCAAGACCGGCGCGATGATTGCCAATATCGCAAGCCAGAACCCACAAGGAAGCGGCGGCGGCGGTGCTGGTGGCGGTTCCAGCGCTGGCACAACGGCACCAAGGGAGCCGCGCAGGACTATTCTGGTATCATTTGACGGGCCGGATTGGGCGCGGGATATGTTTGAGGATTGGACGAACCAACTTTATGAAGCGTCGGGCGATGGCCGCGTTATTTTCAACAGGCGATAAATCATGACAATGGAAATCAAATCCGGCGCGACCGACACAGATAAGCCGATGCTGCTGTATAGTAACTTGTTCGAAGATGGGACTATTACTGTTTCAAGCGAAACGAGTGACGGCCAAGGCGCTAATGCGATTGAGGACACGACCTTTGACTTCTGGACGCCCGCTGTTGCATCTGCTAGCATCACGGTAGACCGTGGTTTTTCAGCCGGTGCGGATTGCTTGTGCATAGCCGCGCACGACATGGCAACGCAGGGGGCTAATTTCACGCTTCAAACATCGACGGACGGGGTTACATACACCGCCATTGGTGTTTTCCTTAGCCCGCTAACAGATGATACGATCATTGTTCTGTTTCCGCTTACGTTCTCTAGGTATTGGCGGTTTAACATTTTCAACGGGCCTGCATCCATTGGTGTCATTAAGCTTGGCAGGCGGTTGGTTATTGACGGCGGTGTTATTTCTGGGCACCTGTCCATCAATCACGGCAAGAAGATTGAACTGCTAAACTCTACCAGTATTGGCGGGCAATTCCTTGGCAACCGGATTAAGCGTATTGGTGCTGAAACGACGATTGATTTTGGATTGCTGGAACGTGACTTTGTGGATAACGACATGGCCGTTTTTGAGGATCACTATAATTCTGGCAGAACATTCTTTTATGCGGGTAACCCTGACTTCATGCCGGAAGACATGGGATATTGCTGGCGTCCAGAGCGTGGGGGTGAGTTGTCGCCAACGTATGAAGAAGGCGGGGTTTTGATGTCTGTATCAATGGATGTGAGCGCTTATGTCGAGCAATGAGGAACCATTCGAATCCATTGAGCTTGATCTAGACTACTGCTCTAGGACGTTTGGTGTTGCGCCATGCACGGCTGCACTCGGCGGGTCTGTGGCGTATAAGTGCTTCAATACGTTCTTTACGTGCGCCGATCAAGAGAATTATGACAAGATTGTCAAGACGTATAAATTCGTAACGCCGCGCAGTAACTATCCGAAGGGGCAGACTACATTCCCTTGCCTTGTGTCTGTGTCTGGCAGTAGTGCCAAGGCAAACATCGCCGGTTCTGACGAACGGATGTATGGCCTTGGTGAGCGGGGTAAGATCACTGCCACATTCACTGACTTCCCATACCATGACAGGTTTTGCGACAAGTACCAGTCTGAGCGCATCTCGGGCGCGGCACAGCTAAGCGGCGTGGGCTACAATCCGAAAGACGTTGGCACGTTCTGGGGGCGTCTACGGGCACGCAACCCTAACTATGCCGGGCGTCCTATGCGCAAGGTTACGGGGTACATCAAAGATGGCGTTGTTACGATCACGTCAACCCGGCATTTCATAATTACGGAAATGAAGGTATCGGATAATGGGGGTCGCGTCACTGTAACGGGCAAGGACATTCTTAAACTTGCAGACGATGACAAAGCCGTAGCGCCCGCACAGTCGCGCGCCAAGATTGACACCGATATTGACACGGCTACGGTTTACCCTGTGTTCAACCTAACGCCCGCTGGCATCGCTGCCTCGGATGGGTATCCGACTAGCGGCTTTGCGGCTATCGGCTCCGAGATTATCAAGTTTACGCGGTCAGGCGATACTATCACCGTTACTGAGCGCGGCGTTTCTGGAACGTCCATTGCATCACATAGCGTTGATGACACGTTCCAATTGACGTTCTCACCACGCAGGCAGCGTATTGATGACGTGATCTATGACTTGCTTGTGAATTACGCGGGTATCGATCCGTCGTTTATCACTTTCGCAGATTGGCAGCAAGAGGTTTCACGTTGGGCACCATCAACGGTACTGACAACGGACATTCTAAAGCCGACTGGTGTTGCGTCACTGATTGAGGAAATCACTGTTGCGGGTGTTACGATCTGGTGGGATGACGTAAACCAGAAAATCCGACTTCGCATGAACCGGCCAGTTGACACGGATACGTTGTATTTAATCACTGACGATAACGCTGTTATTGAGGCATCGCAAGAGGACCGTGACGATGAACGAATCACGGACGTAATCTTTAACACGGTTCAGATTGATCCGTCTCGAAACCTGTCCGACAATAACTTTTCGCGTGGCTATGTCAATGGGTCCATTGTAGAGAAGCTTCCACAGGCATACGGGGACGTTAAATTCAAGACGGTTAATTTTCGCTGGTTTAACCATGGCGATGATGCGAACGCGCGTATTTTGTCACTGCGGTTGCTTGATCGGTTTCGACGCGCTCCGGTTAGGACAGAATTGACCGTCGATTACAAGGATAACTTGGAAGTCGCTGACGTGGTTGATTTGCGCTCCAATGTGTCTCAGTCCCCTACTGGCGAATTGCAGCAATTCCTGTCGCAAGTTACAATGCGCGAAGATGTTATTGAAGGGCATCGCGTCAAGCTGACAATGCAGCGGTTCCCATTCGATAAGCGTTATGCGTACATCACAGAAAACACAAGGCCGGTGTATAGCTCAAGTACGGCAGCGCAAAAAGCGAGAGGCGCTTACATGGTTGATGAAGGAACGCTTTTGTTTGGAGACGGCACAGGCCCGTATGTGATTATCTAAATGGCTTACATTCCGATTACCGATACGCAGATTGACCCCGACGCGCCACTAACGTCGCAGTTGATGTATCAGAACAGAGACAACCCCATTGAAATGGCGGGCGGGGCTACAGGTGCGCCAAAGGTTCAGGGGATCGCGCTTGATAATCTTTGGTTGGGGCGCAGGAATACTTATGGCGGTTCCGGCGCTACCAGCGTAGTTGCAGAGCGTGTAAAGGTTTTGCGACTTGATTATTGCGGGCAACTTTTTGACGCTATCGCTTTCTCGACGGACGGCGGTTCGTCGTATGGCGTTAACCAAATTTTCTCTACGCAGGTTAGCGCAGCCGGGGAGTACGCAATCGTTGACACTGATGCGGGTAATGTAACCTTGCATGATGGGACGGTTGACAGCATCACGGTTCCGTCAGGATTTAACGCATTCCAAATTCGCCTCAATGGTGGTGGATCACGCAACGCCGCTGTCTGGATCATGGGCGGATTGGCTTAACATAGGAAATGGCAATGAGTGAATATCAAGAGCAACTAAACCGGGGCGCGCGGCAGACACGTCGCATGGTCAATGAAGCTATCGCGGCGGCTGACGATCTGTGCCAGCGTGGCGACTTTGACGGTAGCGCGCAGGCTTGGGCTATGGCGCGTGATCTGTGCGCCGTCATGGCAACCGGGCGCGCCATGAATGTTGGTGGGATTACGGCGAAGGCTGGGGATAAATAAATGGTGTGGCCGTACATCATTGCACTAATCGCAGTGGTTGCGGCGCTGTCTAAATCTGGCGTGGCCGTCGCTGTTCTTGGCGGCTATGCTATGGCGCAAATCCTACCAGACTACACCCTGCTTAAATTCGCCATGTGGAATATCGTGGGTACGTTTATCATAATCCATCTCAGGGAACAGCTTGCGGGGGCGCTTGTAATCGCCTCGGGGTTGTGTTACCCTATCGCCAGATTGATTGGCGCGGAAGTGTATGTTGGCTCGCTACCATTTGTCTTGTCCGACATTGCCGCGATATTAGCGGTATTGATTGGCTCTTATGGTGGATTGGTTTCTTGGTTTGATGGAAAGCGCTTTATGGGCCGGACTGACAATAGACGCGGTGATTGCTATAATTATCGGA